TTACTCCTCGTCCTTGTTCAGCTCATCGCCCATACGATACTTAATGTCGTAGTTGATGATGAAGTCGAGCTCTTCTTCTGTAAAGCCGTAATGCTTCGCTAGAAGCTTATCGATTTCGTCGATGATGGGCTTGGATTCCTTGATGAAGAAATGCTGTTTCTCCATCACAAACTGTCTGCCTTTTTTAGCATATGTTCTCTCTTTAATATGACTATGCTTTTGATAATCATTTTGCAATTTCTTGCCTAATGATGCAATAGACTCTAAGTCTTTATTCGTAAGAGAATAAACATCAAAAGGAATTTGGAAGTCTCTAGAGTTCACAACTTGACAACTGGACCACATTATATAATTAGTAAAGAACAAACTAGATGATAGAAATGCAATGATGACATATTTTTCTTCTTCACTTAGCGTATAGACAGGCTTCATTTCTCATTATATAAATATTACTTTCGTAATATACTGATAATCAGTTAGTTTTAGTTAAGTAAAATTCGTTTGCTGAAAATTTGCCGTACTAAAGAACATTTAGCACGCCCATAAGTACGGCAAAAATCAAGCCCACCACGATAACACCAACTACGATAATGCAGAACGTACCGAGGCAGCAACCAGTTTGTTTTTTGTCCTGTTGTTCCATATTATTGATATTGCTTTTTACCATTCTTGATAATTACACCTTTAGCGTTTTCGTTTACTTCTAAGCCACTTAAATTATAGGCTTTGCCATTTTCCTTAGAATCGGCTGAAACGCTTTGTATGTCATCCGTATTGTCTGATTTGCGAAACTCCACCCAACCTTTACCGTCGTATGTAGTTAAATACAATTCGTCATTATCAAATTTGGTAACAACAAAATTAACTATGCTATTATCACTATTCCACGGAAGCAGATGCAAAATATATTTTCCTGTATTGGTATGGCTCAACCAATAGCCCTTAAATATCCAATCATTTTTAGGAAACTTGAAAACGGTATAATTACCGTCGCTTAATGTTAGATACTTTGGTGTATTACCGTAGCGATATTCAAACGGTATATTGGAATACGTACCACCGAAACCGTACACATCCCATTTACCCACCAACTCGATTTCATCTAAGTTGCTTATTTGTGCTTTTGTGGTCATAGCTGCAACCATAAGCAGGAAAGTAGTTAATATCTTTTTCATACCTTATTATATACGTAAAAGTCCGACAACCTTATAAATCCCGAAAACATCATCTTTGCTTACTTCAAAGTCTGGATATTCAGGATTGAAAGAAACACACCTAAAAGTATCGCCATTATCGTATAGGCGTTTTAGTACGGCCCCATCCCGGGTATCAAGTACATAGGTTTTACCCCATTCGATAACATCACATACTTTTCTGATAGCGATTTCGTCGCCACCCTCAAATTTAGGCTCCATTGAATCACCCTTAACTATCATCGTGCAGTCGTAAGGTGGGAACGCCTTAACAATGGGTATTTGTTCACAATCGCTTGATTTGATGCTGTCAGAGAAGCCAGTGAGCAGACCAGCAGCAACCGCCATTGGAATACGTGGGCGTGTCTCATCACTTTGGCTTTGCTCAAAATCGGCGGCTTTGCCACCGGGTGCGTACATATCACCCACGCCATCCATAAGCCATTTAAGGCTTAGACCTGTTGCAGCCGACACCTTTTTAAGGGTATCAACCGTTATGGTTTGTTGCCCCTTTAGCATCTTACTAAACCCTGATGGGTCTATACCAGCCCCCTTTGCAAAGGTGGTTGGTTTGGTTAGTGCATCATATTCGATGTAATCACTAAGTCGTTTGATAAGGTCTTTTTGTTCCATTTTGTGCAAATTTCCTTTAATTTCCATTAAATACCATTAATTATAAACGAAAATAATTGGTAATTCTTGGAAATTTCAATTATTACCAATATCTTTGCACTCGAAATAAGTAAGTAACTAACCTTACGAGTACAAGAAAGGCTGTCGGACATTTTGCCCAACATACCATAAACCCAACTGCAAATATACGGCAGTTTTTCTTTTTCTCCAAAGGTATAAGTAACTAAGTAAGTAATTTTAATAAAATTTATACTTTTATGGCAGACGAAACAGGAAAAGCAATCAAATTGACACGTGACGATTTGCGGTCAATTGACGTGGGAAAGACGAAAACGTTTTACCTACCTGATGCGAAAGCGTGCGACAACGGCAAGGCTTTGACGTATCAGTTTCAAAATTTGATGGGCTGCAAGTTCAGCGTTAAAACGGACTATACAGCCAATACACTAACCATCACACGTAACGCTATATGATTATCACCAAACCCGAAGTAGAGCCAGACGGTTTGTATAACCAAGGGCAAGCAGCAAAAGCGTTGAATGTAGATCGGCACACCGTCGCCCGGTACGCTAACGATGGGCTTATTAAGTTCAGAGTTAGAAAAGCCGGAAAAGGCTTAATCACTACGGGGGCGGAAATAATCAAGTGTTGGAAATCAATGTATCTTTAAAAATCAAGCCGTATGAAAAAAGTAATGAAGAATTGGCGTTATTGGCTGATGGTGGTTATCGGCTTTATCGCTTTTTTCAATCTGATTGGGATGCCACACAATGATAACCCCAACTATTGGGCGTTAGTGATCTATTCCAAGTTTACAGCCGTAGCACTCGCATATTTCGACATACGTTTGTATGTATGGTTTGCGAAGCACAGAAAGATAGATGAGCTATTGGAGTACATCAACGAAGATAAATAACATCATTAATCATATACAAAGATGAAAACAGATTTTAGTATTAACGTACAGGTCAATTTGGGTGTAACACCCGAAATCGTGGCTTTGGTAAATGCCATTTTGTGCCACCGACCAACAGTTGCGCCGACCGCCGAGGAAGCACTCTACGGAAACGGACAAGTAGATAACAAGCCAGAGGACACCACCACGGCACAGCCTCAACAGCCTACTAACAAGCGAGGCAGAAAAAAGAAAGAGGAAGCAGCCGCCGACAAGCCGGAGCCTACCAAGGAGCCAGCCGGAGACGAACAGCAGGAGGCAGCAGCCAACGAAGCCGATGCCAACGGTGAGCAGGTAGCCGAGCAGGAAGAAGCCAAAGCCGAGGAAGCCGCCCCACAGAATGAGGGCCAGGCCAAAGCAGAGGCAGAGCAGAAGCCATTAACCGCCGAAGACGTTAGGGCAGCTATGCACAAAACACGCCAACGTATCGAGGGTGAAGACTACAAGGAGAACACCAACGGCGATCTATACAAGAAGTACCATAAGCCATTAACGGCACAGTTCAAGAACATAGCCGCTTTGTTGGGTGCTGAAAAACCGAGTGCTTTGCCGCCTGATAAGATTGCAAATTTCATTGAGCAGTGCAACGGTTTGCAGATAATGGAAGATGGCACGATCGGTTCAAATTACCCATTTTAGTAACAACATTTAATCATATACAATTATGGCAGGTAAACACGCTTTATTATCACCAAGTGCGGCGCATCGTTGGATGAATTGTACCGCCGCCCCACTTCTGGAAAAAGACGTGGAGGATAAGGGCAGCACCTTTGCAGAGGAGGGAACGTTAGCCCACGCCTATTGCGCCAAGAAACTGAAAGAGTTTTTGGGTTTGTCGGTGGATGAGGAAAAAGCCGAGATAGCGCAATTAGACGAGCAGTACCACAGTGGCGAAATGGACGAGTACACCGATACGTACAAGACTATCGTACTGGAGAAGTTCAACGCCGCCCGAGCTAAGACCAAGGACGCACAATTGTTGGTTGAGGTCAAGTTAGATTTTAGTCACTATGTGCCTGATGCTTTCGGCACGTCGGACGCTATCATTATCGCCGATGGCGTGATGGAGGTTATCGACTTTAAGTATGGCAAGGGCGTAAAGGTGTCAGCCGTGGAAAATCCACAAATGATGATTTACGCTTTGGGCGCATGGGACTTATTTAACTTTGAGTACGACATACGTAAGGTACGCATGACTATCGTACAACCACGTATTGATAATCTTTCGGAGTTTGAGTTGGATGCCGCCGACCTCATTAATTGGGCAGTCGATGAGCTGCAACCAAAAGCTAACGAAGCCTATGCAGGAGGTAAGCAAAAGCCGGGCAATTGGTGTCAGTTCTGCAAGGTTAAGGCCAACTGCAAAGCCCTATCGTCTATGTGCATCGAAGCACAGCAAGCCAACCCCGACCCACGTAAGATTAGCAAGGAAGTAATGGAAAGCACTATACTACCTTTGCTTTCAACGTTCAAAACGTGGCTAACTGGAGTTGAGGAGTACAGTTTGGAACAGGCGTTAAGTGGGGTGCAGTACCAAGGTTTCAAAATCGTTGAGGGGCGCAGTATCAGAAAGATAACAAACCCAACCGCCGTGATGGAACTTTTAGGCAAAGAGGGCTTTGCAAAAGAAGCCTACATTAAGCCTACCGAGCTACGAAGTATTACCGATTTGGAAAAACTGATAGGTAAGAAACGCTTTGGTGCAATTTGCGCCGAGTACATCAACAAGCCACAAGGCAAACCAACGTTAGTGCCTGAATCAGACAAACGCTCGGCGTTTAATCAGGCAGCAGACGACTTTAAAGACATTTAAGTTTAACATTTTAAATTCATACAATTATGATAGACCCTAAAGTAGTTAATGACACTAAGGTAATCTTTGGCCCATGCCGCCTTAGTTACACCCACGTATTTGAGAAGTACATCCCAGAAGATGGCGGAGAAGGCAAGTATATGACTAACGTTTTAATTCCGAAGTCTGAAAAGAAGACTATCGAAGCAATCAAAAAGGCGATTGAGGCAGCTAAGAAAGCCGCTATCGTAGCAAAGTGGGGAGGCAAAGAGCCTAAAAAACTTGATATGGCTTTGCGTGACGGTGACGAAAAGGACGATGAGGTTTACGAAGACCACTACTATGTGAATGCCAAGAGCAACACACGCCCAGGCATAGTTGATCGAAAGAAAGTGCCTATCGTGGACGAAGAAGAAGTTTACAGCGGCGTTTGGGCGATTGTGTCGGTAACTTTCTACGGCTACGACGTAAGCGGTAACAAGGGCGTAGCGTGTGGCCTCAACAACATTATGAAGTTCAAGGACGACGACCATTTTGGCGGCAGAGTATCAGCCGAAAGCGACTTTGGCGATTTGGACGGCATCGACGACGAGGACGACGACGACGATTTGTAAAGTGCTTTTTTCTCTACGATAAAATGTTAATGTAGTAGCCCCCGGCGGTGGAAAGAGGAAGCCGCCGGGGTAATCAAACAACAAAGCGTATGAAAGAATTAGGCATAGACATCGAAACATATAGTAGCAACGACCTAACCAAGTGTGGCGTTTACAAGTACGTGGAGGCCGAAGACTTTACCATATTGCTTTTTGGGTATAGCGTGGATGGTGGTCCGGCGAAATGTGTGGACTTTGCAAGCGGCGAAACTTTGCCGCCGGACATCAAAGCAGCATTAACCGACCCCGAGGTAATAAAGACCGCTTTCAATGCAGCTTTTGAGCGTATTTGTATCGGCGTGTATTTAGGCATCAAAGGGCGATTAGACCCGAGACAATGGCGGTGTACGATGGTAAGAGCCGCCCGAATGGGTTTGCCGCTTTCGTTGGCTCAATGTGGTGAGGTGCTTAAACTGGAAGACAGAAAGATGACAGAGGGTAAAGCCCTGATAAGATACTTTAGTGTTCCAAACAAGCAAACCAAACAGGGCATAACAAAGATGATCCGACACAAGCCGAGCGATGCGCCCGAAAAGTGGGCAACGTTCAAAGCCTACAATATCCGAGACGTGGACGTGGAGCAAGCCATCTTAAAAAAGGTCAGAAGATTGGAAGCACCAGAGTTTGACGAAGATTTGTACGTAGCCGATCAGCACATTAACGACCGTGGCGTGATGATAGACAAAGTATTGGTAAACAATGCCGCCCGATTTGATGAGCTATACAAAGATGAGCTATTTGCAGAAGCCCGAAAACTTACAGGCATGAGTAACCCAAATAGCCCCGGACAGATTAAACAATACATATCCGAGAACACCGGGTTTACTATTGATAGCCTCAACAAAAAGAATTTGGACGACTACGAGGTACAATTTAAGTACTGGCCCAAGGTGCAAAAAGTTTTGGCTTTGCGTAGGGAAATGGGTAAGACTTCTAACAAGAAGTACACAACTATGCAAAAATGTGTCTGCAAGGATAGCCGAGTACATGGTTTGTTGCAGTTTTGCGGTGCAGCACGTACAGGCAGATGGGCAGGGCGTTTGGTGCAGTTACAGAACCTACCACAAAACCATCTGGAAAGTCTGGATGATGCACGCTATTTGGTTAAGCAGGGCGATTTGGAAGAGTTTGAAATGAACTACGGAAACGTTACCCAAGTACTTAGCGAGTTGATACGTACCGCTTTCATAGCAAAGCCCGGTTGCACGTTCCACGTATGCGACTTTTCAGCGATCGAGGCACGTGTGATAGCATGGATTGCCGGGGAAACATGGGTATTGGACGCTTTCAGAGCAGGGCACGACATCTATTGTGAGACTGCAAGCAAAATGTTTGGCGTACCAGTTCAGAAACATGGCCCCAACGGAGATTTGAGACCGAAAGGCAAAGTAGCCGTTTTGGGTTTGGGCTACGGCGGTGGTGTATCAGCATTGGAAGCGATGGGCGGTAAAAAGTTAGGTTTAACAGAATCCGAGGAAAAAGACATCGTAAACAAGTGGCGAGATAGTAACCCACATATCGTTAAGTTGTGGCGTACAGTCGAGAAAGCGGCTATCATAGCCATTAAGACAGGAAAGAGCGTGCAGATACAACGAGGCATTATTATTAGTTATCGTTGGGGTATGTTGCTAATTACCCTACCAAGTGGCAGGACTATTTGTTACCCACGTACAGAGGTTGGAATCGAGACAAACGACGGTTGGCGAGGCGACCACGAAATTATCGAGTATGAGGGCTTAAACCAAAAAACGAAGAAGTGGGGAAAGTTGAGAACCTACGGCGGTAAGCTAACCGAGAACATCGTACAGGCTACGGCACGTGACATATTGGGTTGTGTGATACTTAGAGCCGAGCAACGAGGGTTAAACGTAGTTTTCCATATACACGATGAAATCATCGTTGAGGCTACGAAAGACCAGACGTTACCGATGGTTGAGGCTTTGTTTAGTGAGCCTATACCGTGGTGCAAGGATTTGCCGCTCAAAGGTGCAGGGTACACCACCCCATATTATCTAAAAGATTAAACAATATAAAGCATATACAAAAATGGAGATACAGACAAGTAAGGCACTATCAGACGTGCAGCAATTCAGATACGAGTTATTACAATGGTGTGGCAACGTGGAAGATGCGGAGAAAGCCTATACCTTTGTGATGGGTAAGGATGAAAAGCCAGTACAGGCGCAGTTACCAAAATCCGGCAATATGGAGGACGGCATCTATTTGGTACACGCCGACGGCAAAGCAACTTTGTTTGAACTGGAGTACACCAAAGACGACAACATGGATAGCGAGGTAGTGGCTATCGGTTTGAAGATGGGTAGCTTTGGCATTAAGATAGCTTTGCACGATGAGGCTAACGGCGATGGTATCACGCTAACAACAAAGGCAAATGGCGACGAAGAAAACGACCAAGCCTACTATATCGACAACTACGACGATGCAGTAGCAGACATGGACGGAGCAAGAAACACCAACCATTGGCGTAATATCCTGAATCCACAGATAAAGTTAGCCGATGATTGGTATATACCATCTTTGGGCGAGTTATACCGTATCTTTATCAACAAAAAGGCTATCAATGCAGCTTTGGAGTTTGCCAAGGGCGATAAACTGCAAGACCGTTGGTATTGGACTTCCACCGAGCGCAGTGCTCCCTACGCATGGTATCTGTCCCTCCCCGACGGTTATACGTACTGTTGGTACGCTAAGGCCAGCCGCACGGGCAGAGTTAGGGCAGTGTCAGCATTTATTTTTTAGCCCTTAATATTTTAGTTTTTAATCTTTAGCACGGCGAAAGCCGTGCCATTATTCACATATACCGCCAGTTATGAAAAAGATGTACTGCAAAACGTGCCTATCATACGATCCTGATGAAGACAAACCCGGCTACGGAGTTTGTAAGCTATCAGAGTGTGAAGTTTGCGAGCAGTGCCCCGGTTGCATAGATTGGCGGTATTTTAAGATTTGGTTTAGTTAGTTATGAACAGTACAGCGTATCAGAGTAGAAAGCCCATTAACTTTGACAAAAAGTTGCAGCATAGTATCGAGTTATTACAGAAGTCGGAAAAGTTGGCTTTGCGTTATTCAGATAAGGGGTTTTATTTGGCATTTAGTGGGGGCAAAGATAGCCAAAGTCTTTACCACGTGGCAGTATTAGCAGGTGTTAAGTTTGACGCTCATTATAGCCTCACAACTTTAGACCCACCAGAGTTAGTTATGTTTATCCGTAACAAATATCCTGATGTTGCAATAGATAGACCTAAACTAACCTTTGCCCAACTTTGCATCAAAAGTAAGGCTTTGCCAACTCGCTTAATGCGCTTTTGTTGCGCCGTACTGAAAGAAACCAAGGGAGCCGGGACGGTTACACTTACAGGCGTAAGGCGTGAGGAATCCGTACAGCGCAGCCACAGAAACGAAGCCGAGATTATCAGGGCAAAGAAGACAGACCGATTTAGTGGCAGCTTTGAACAGTTAGACCAATTCACACGAAGCCAAGAAGTAGAGGGCGTGCAGTGTGTCAAGGGCAAAGACAAAATCGTAATAAACCCTATCATAGATTGGACGAAAGAAGATGTTTGGTACTTTCTTAATGAAGTCGTTAAAGTAGAACATTGCGAACTATACGATAAAGGTTGGCAGCGTATTGGGTGTTTGTTTTGCCCGATGGCAAGCCAAAAGGAAATTATAAAACAAGGGGGGCATACCCACGCTACAAGGCTTTAATATTACGTACTATACGCCGATTAAGAGAAAACGGCTATATGAATCATTATACCGACTTAACAGACGAAGAAGTTTTTAATTGGTGGACTTCTAAGCAGGGTATTAAACATTGGTATTGCGAGCATAAATTACAGGGTAATTTGTTCGATGATTTATAAACCAAATACCGATCATCTTAAAAAGTAAAACAATATGGCAGAAGATTTCAAATACATAAGGTTTATGGTATTTAAGGCAAGCAACATTAAATACCTATTCGAGCAGTTGGACGATGAGCCACGACCTTTCATATTAGTGGTACACCCACCAATAGACAAAATCGGTGTGCGTCCGGTTACTATCAAGGCAAGCACCGAGGAAGATGCCAAGTACTTTAAGGGTATCTTAGATAAGTTATCGTATGAATCTTTAGAAAGATTGACGTATGGCACAGATAAAGTTAAACAATGATTTCCCGATCGACATAGCAACAGCCCATAGCCGTATGGCAAAGAAGTGGAAGAACAAAGCGACCACATGGACGAAGTTGGTAGAGCGATGCAGCGAAACGAAGCGAACAACGGAAAGCGTAAGCGAGTACGCCAAGATGAGCAGGGAGGAACAAAGCAGTATAAAGGATGTGGGCGGTTTTGTCGGTGGCTACCTATCAGGTGGCACACGAAAGACCGCTAACGTGATGTGGCGAAGTATTGCCACGCTTGATATTGACTACGGTGCACCCGACCTTTGGGATGAGTTCACGTTAAACTTTGACTTTGCGGCGATGCTATACAGCACACACAAGCACACGCCCGAAAACCCACGCTTTCGTTTGGTGTTCCCATTGAGCCGTCAGGTACGCCCAAATGAGTACGAGCCACTTTGCAGGATGATAGCAAGCAAACTTAACATTGAGGTGTTCGACGATACCACCTATCAGTTAGCGAGATTGTTTTATTATCCATCTACAAGCAGAGACGGCGAATATGTATTTGAGTACCAAGACGGCAAGGCGTGCAACGTTGATGAATTTCTAAGGCAGTACCACGACTATAGAGATGTGGCACTTTGGCCAGTATCGAGCCGAGAGGGTGACATCATCGTACACGAATTGAAAAAGGTAGGTGATCCGACCGAAAAGCCCGGCTTAATTGGTGCTTTTTGCCGTGCCTATTCAATAGAGGATGCAATCGACACGTTTCTACCTGATGTGTACGAGAAGACCGCCCACGATGGGCGATACACCTACATTAATGGTAGCGTGGCGGCAGGTTTGGTTTGCTATGAGGGTAAGTTTGCATACAGCAATCACGAAACAGACCCGGCGAGTAAGCAGCTTTGCAACGCTTTCGACCTTTGCCGAATACATCTATTCGGTGTGCAGGATGAGGGCACGAAGATAACAGACAACACACGTTTGCCGTCGTACCTAAAAATGCAGGATTTCGTAGCCAAGGATAAAAAGGTAAGAATCTTACTTACTAAGGAACGACAGGGCCAGGCCGATGATGATTTTGCCGACATCGAAGCAGAGGAAGCCGGGGACAGCGCAGTATCTGAAACCGCCGACAAGTGGATGGCTGGATTAGACTTTGACAAGAAAGGCAGCATCAAATCAACAGCAAGCAATATTATTGCTATACTGGAGAACGACCCAAGGTTGAAAAACCATATATGGCAAAATCTGTTTAATGGGTTTAACTACATAACAGGTGGTTTGCCGTGGAACGCCGAGGCGACACAATGGGGTAATACTGATGATGCAAATCTAAGAATCTACTTAGATGAGAAGTACGGAGTGACTGGAAAGGACAAAATCAAAGACGCTTTGGTGGCAGTCGTTACACGTCACAGAGTACACCCAATACGTGATTACCTTAATAGTCTAACGTGGGATGGCGTGCCACGCTTAGACCGCCTAATTATTGACTACGTAGGTGCAGAAGATAATGAGCTAAACAGAGCTATGACACGTAAGCATTTTACGGCGGCAGTAGCAAGAGTGATGAACCCAGGGTGCAAGTATGATTATTGCCTGATTATCGCCGGAGCCGAGGGTATCGGTAAATCGACGCTTTTCAATGTGATGGGCGGCGATTGGTTTAGTGATAGTTTGGTGACAATGGAGGGTACAAAAGGCATGGAGCAAGCCCGGAACGGTTGGGTTATCGAGTTACCGGAGTTGGGCAGTATCAAGCGATCAGACGTTGAGCAGGTGAAAGCCTACATTAGCCGTCAGAATGATATGTACCGCCCGGCATACGGCAGCATGATGGAATCCCACCCGAGACAATGCGTTTTTTGTGGTACGACCAACGAAACATATTTCTTAAAGGGTGAGACCGGAAACCGCCGCTTTTGGGTAATGAGTGTAAACCCAGAACTACGTAAGCATGGAGACCCACGCCAAGCGATCGAGGCAGACCGTAACCAGCTATGGGCCGAAGCCGTGCAACGCTATAAGGATGGCGAAAAGTTATACCTTAGTGAAGCATTGGAAGCGGAAGCCCGAAAGCGTCAGGGTGAGTTTAACGATAATCAGGAAGACCCATTACCGGGAATGATACAGGCATACTTAGATATGAAGTTGCCGACCGACTGGAGTACATGGGACTTAAACCGCCGACGTGCATACATTAAGAACCCCGACCCACTGGATGCAACAGGAACGGAAACACGTACCAAAGTATGTGCCGCCGAGTTTCTTTGCGAGGTGTTAGGGCGAGACGTTGGCGGCAAAGATTACAAGTACGAAGCAAGAAAGGTTAATAAGATGTTGGGCGAAATTGGTTGGTTAAAACTATCGTCTGCAAGATTTCCGATATATGGGACACAGCGAGGGTTTAGCAGACCAACAGAAGACGACGAAAGCGACCTTTAAGGCATCAATCGGGCGTAGGAATATGTAAACAAAGTGATGTTTACAGGGTTTGTTTACAAGCAAAGCGACAAAAAGCAAATATCGCAAAATGCGTAAACAATTTATTTTGTTTACGGCTTTGTTTACATACTTTGTTTACACCTAAAAGGCTGATTATCAATACTTAACTATATATGTAAACATAATAAACATAAAATATAGTATAAGTAGTAATATATAGTTATATACTATAAATATACGTATAAAGGGGTATTAAGTATATATGTATAGAATGTTGAAAGTAGAATGTTTACAAACGGCATAAGATAGAATGAAGAAGTTAGAAACAATAACACGCCACGCCGAGGTATCGGAAAAGACGATAGAAAAATATTTGGTACAAGAGGTGAAAGCCATTGGCGGCCTTTGCCTCAAATACTCAAATGCAAACATGGTGGGTTATCCTGATAGAGTGGTATGCCTACATGGTGGTAAGGTTGTTTGGGTGGAGTTGAAAAGTAAAGGCAAGAAGCCAACGAAGATACAAACCATAAGACAAAATGAGTTGGTAAGCATGGGCCACGAAGTCTATACAATCGACAACAAACAGGCAATCGACGAATTAATTAAAGTTTGGAGGGCAGAGCAATGAAGTACAGACCATACGAATATCAGAAAACGGCAATGCAGTGGATATTAGACCACCCACGATGCGGTTTGTTTCTTGATATGGGTTTAGGTAAGACGGTAAGCACACTTACAGCCATACAACAATTGATGGACGATTGCGAGGTTAGCCGTACCTTGGTGGTAGCACCGAAAAAGGTAGCCGAAACAACGTGGACTACCGAGGCAGAAAAGTGGGACCATCTGCAAAGCCTAAGAGTAGCAAAGGTGATGGGCACAGAGAAGCAGCGTAATTTGGCGTTGGCATCTAAAGCTGACATCTACGTTATCGGACGTGATAGCTTTGTTTGGTTAGTTGGAAAGTACGGCGGTCAGTTGCCATTTGATGTGTTGGTGATTGATGAGCTAACGAGTTTCAAATCTTCTAAGTCAAACCGATTTAAGGCGATGCGTACAGCCATACCAACGGTTAATCGAGTTATCGGACTTACAGGAACGCCAGCACCTAACGGACTGATAGACCTATGGGCACAAATGTACTGTATAGACATGGGCGAGCGTTTGGGCAAGAGCGTAACGAAGTATCGTGAAACCTACTTTGAGACCCACAAGTGGAACAACGTAATAGTACGTTGCGACATCAAAAAAGGGTGCGAGGACGTTATCAAAAACAAGATTTTTGATATTTGTTTATCAATGCAAGCAAAGGACTATTTGCAGTTGCCGGACATGATCACCCACGAAACCAAACTTACTTTGTCGCCAAAGGTGATGGAAGCGTACAACAAGTTTGAGAAAGAAAAGGTATTGGAGTTTACCGAATTGCATACCGGGGAAAATGCCAATATCTTAGCGAATAGTGCCGCCGGGCTGATGAATAAGTTAAGCCAGTTTGCCAACGGTGCAATATACGATGAGGCCAAGGACGTACACGAAATACACGATGAGAAGTTGGATAAGTTAGCCGAGATTGTGGAAGCTGCAAACGGTAATCATGTGTTAGTCTTCTATCAGTTCAAGCATGATGTAACACGTATCACCAAGAAACTGAAAGGCTATACCGTCAAGTCATACGAGGGCGAAAAGGAGTTGAGAGAATGGAACGCCGGACAGATAGACGTACTATTGGCCCACCCTATGAGCACGGCGTTTGGCTTGAATATGCAGCAAGGTGGGCACTATATCGTATGGTTTGGTACAGGTTGGAATCTGGAGTTATACCAACAAGCCAACGCACGATTACACCGACAGGGGCAGCAGTACCCAGTACAGGTGTATAAGTTGATTTGTGCCAACACCGTAGATGAGAGAGCCAACACGGCATTAAGTGGCAAGCAGGGCGTACAGCAATCTTTGCTGGATAGCCTCAACTTTTTGGTAAGGAAGTATCACACAACAATAACCATCAAAGATGAATATTAGAGTATGGCAAAGGATAAAGATTACATAAGGTTGATACATACGGCCAAGTGGCTACGATTGAGACGTGACAAACTCAACGATACGCCACTATGCGAGAGGTGCGAGGAATTGGGCAGAGTGGCAGCAGCCACCGAGGTACACCACGTTATCCCGGTTGAGGATGGACTAACAAAGCAGGAAAAAGAACGCCTGATGTTTGATTACTTTAACCTCAAAGCCCTATGCCATGAGTGCCACGTTAAGGTACATACAGATATGGGCAGGTGTGGCAAAGTTCAAGCAAAGAACCGGGCCAAAGAGCACCTGAAAAGATTTGTGAATAAATTTTTGAAATGAGGTTGCAAGGTGAGACCCGGGGGCCTATTTTTTAAATGGGGTACACCCCCGGTTAAACCTCACCAACCCCCTTTTCCACACGTGAGCCGATTTTTGGGCCGTGGGGGATTTTGCCCAGATGCAAAGCCCCGGCATATTTGGCACGATATAAAAACGCCCACGTGTGTAGGTTAATAATAAAAAGCAATATTTATGAAATTTGGAAACCAAGATGGCACAGGCTTTGGATTTGGCAGCTTTGGCGCAGGTCAGACCCAAGCCCCCCCACCCGATGAGGTGGAGCCGGAAGAAACCACAGCCGAGACAACCGCCCAGGCAAAGCGAGCGCACAGACGTACAAAGGAGTGTACCGAGCTATCGCAACGCTACGAGTACCGCCGAGCATTTAGTGAGGTCAAGTTATTGGAGGCAATGCAGTACGTCAATCTGCAAGACCATACCACCTACAATTTTATCACCGCCGGGGACGTGGATAGCCTTAGTTACCTGAAAGTGGTGCTTAATCAGCACGATTTGGACTATTGTTTGTTATCGACATGGTGCACGGCGGCAGAGGATATTTTGCAGGTACGGCAATGGTACGAGCAAGGGCGCATTAAGAAACTTGATATGTATTTGGGCGAGATATTCCCGGGCAGCTATAAGATTGAATGGCAGATGGTACAAAAGTTCTATCAGGAACACCCAGAGGCAGGACGTGCCGCAGTATTCAAGAACCACAGCAAGATATACGCAGGGTGCAATTACGATGAGGGCTTTTATTTCGGCATACAGACAAGCGCAAACATTAACACTAACCCAAGAACGGAGCAGGGAAGTATAACAGTTGATAAGGGACTGTTTGAGTTTTACAAAGACTACTTCGACGGTATCCGCTCATTCGAAAAGTAACGCAGCATGGAAGAAAAGAAACAAAAGTTTTTGGAGGCTTTGGCGCAGGGCTACGGCATCATAGCCACGGCGTGCGAGGCGATAGGCATAGGGCGCAGTACTTATTACCGATGGTACAATACCGACCCAGAGTTTAAGGAGAAAGTGGACGAGATCACCGAGACGCAGGTAGATTTTGTAGAAAGTAAGTTGATGCAGTCGATAAACGCCAATGACACAACGGCTATTATCTTCTACCTGAAGACCAAGGGCAAGAAGCGAGGTTACAGCGACAAGGCGCAGCCAAAGACCGCCGACCCATTGCCAGTTAGCCAGACTTTGCCGGAGCCATCCACCGAGGAAGACAACAAGAAGATAGCCGCCAAGATTAAGAGCAAGAAAGCGTATATCGTTAAGTTGTTGAAGAAGCAAGGCAAGTACACCGCCGAACTTACATACCAAGTGGATATTACGGCTAAGTTGTTGGTACGTGCCGACATTTTGGGCGATGAAATCATGGCAGATGGACACCAGGCCGTAAACGTGGAGTATAGCCGAGAGGGTAACGAACGCAAGACGATCGACCCGAAAGAAAAGCTATATATCGAGTTGTTGCAGCAGGGACAGAAAGCGTTAAGGGCTTTGGGTATGAACACCGAAAGCAAGGAACGAAAGAGCGACAACGATAGTTTTAACGACTTTATGGCAGCGATGCAGGAGGGCGACGAATGACAGAGGAAGAAAAAGAAAGATTTCGACAACTGAAAGCCGAGGTATCGGAGCAGTTGCAGCAGGGGCGCAGTACATACGCCGACCGCTACCGCCGTGCGCTTATTGAAACAGATAAGCGTATCGGCGATTATGTGTTTGGAGTGATAGACCACCCAGGCGCACACAACCTGTATGAGATATTGGGAGTAAGACGCTTTTTGCAGATGCTTGATAAGTACGATTGGAAGCCCAAGCGAGTAAAGCGTTTTTTCAAGTTCTACGAGGCTTTGCGGTTTAGCGGCATCCGAGGGCGCACACGCTATAAGCTAACCCCGGTGCAGGCCTACCAGTTTGCCAATATCTATGGCTTTGCCCGAGACGATGGGCGCAGACTGATACGTACCGCCTACCTATTCGTGCCCCGAAAGTTCAGTAAAACGACATCGTGCGCAGCTTTGGCGGTTTATGATATGCTTTTCGGCGATAACAACGCCCAGGCATACGTGGGCGCAAATAGCTACGATCAGGCGAAAATCTGTTTTGATGAGATACGAAACATCATGTTTGATATTGACCCAAAGGAAAAGCACTTTAGGGTTAATCGTGAAAAGATTACTTTCAAAGACCGTGGACGTGATAGCCTCATACAATGTTTGACCGCCAACGTCAAAACCAAAGATGGTTTGTTTGCCTCATTGGTGATAATGGACGAGTACGCCCAAGCCCGAAACACGGCAGGTAAGAACGGCGCAGACCTCAAAAACGTATTGACAACATCAATGGGGCCAAGGCGTGAGCCGCTAACTATCATTATCACCACGGCAAGCGATGTGGTAGATGGCCCATTTGCCCACGAACTTGACGGAGTGATGGCGGTACTACGAGGCGAGGCAGAAAGCGACACCATGTTTGCATCTATCTTCATGCCTGATGTGGACGATGCAGAGGACAGCCCGGAGACGTGGGCAAAGGTGCAGCCACATTTGGGTATCACGGTGCAACCGGACTACTACGAAAATGAGTATCAGACCGCCCAGTTATCAGCCGAAAATATGTTGGCTTTTCGCACGAAATTGCTTAATATTTTCACGATAAACGCCGAAAAAACGTGGTTTACCCACGAAAAGGCAAAAGAATTATTGGGCAATTTCTGTATAGATCAGGTGCAGGGCCGCCCAGATTGTGCCGTGGCGTTTGATTTGTCGGTGCATGATGATTTCAGCGCAGTATCTTATACCGTGTACCTATCGGGCAATAAGAAGTTTTACACGCATACTGATTACTATTTCCCGGAGGGAGCGTTAAAAGGGCATCCCAACGAGCAGCTTTATAGACTTTGGAACGAAAAAGGGTATCTTATTTTCTGCAAAGGGCAGAAGATAGACACGGCGATGATTACCGAGGATATATTACGACGCAGTAAGTTGGTTAATATTATCCGTATTGGCTACGATGCTTACAAGGCACAGGAGCTAACGAGTATCTTAAAGTCAGTTGGAGCGAGGAACGTGCTAACCCCATTTAGTCAGACCTACGGAAACTTTAACCTACCAGTCGAAAGTTTTGAGATGCTTGCATGGAGTGACCCGGTAAAGATAGAGTTTAACGACAACCCTATTAACGCTTTCTGTTTGGAAAATTGCGTGATAGATACCGACAATCTGGAGAACAAAAAGCCGCTCAAAGTGTCACAATACCGCAAGATAGATGGGGCGATTACAATGCTAATGACTTTAGGTTTGCTATACACATTTGAGAGGTAATTTGCAAGTTTTTAGAACCTAAAAATATTTAATAAAATAATAATTTTACCACGATGCGCCAAGGTGTACCACGATGCACCAAGGCGCATTTTTTTTGCTCATTTTTGCTTTGTATCTTTGGGGCTAAAAAGTATAATTATATATGGGTATTTGGCAAAACATAGTAAAATTTTTCAGCCGTAGCACCGATGCAGAGGGCGCAGTTAGCGAACCACAGACACCGGGGCCACGTACCGGAGACTATACCCAATTCTTTAACTTTTTTGGTACAGGCAATACCGCTTTGTCGGTAGCCACTGTTTACCGATGTGTGCAGTTACTTAGTGAAAGTGTAGCTAATTTGCCATTTTTGTATATGAGATTGAAAGACGGCATTTTTGTGGAGGACACGAATAGCCGTTTGCATTATCTTCTAACAGTACAGCCGGACTTTACAAAGTCGGCGTTTGACTTCTGGAAAGAAGCCGTAGAAAATGTGTTGTTAGAGGGTAATGCTTACATCGTACCAGTGTACAACAGGGTTACTTTAGAAATAGACCGATTGGTTTTGTGTGGGCGTAATACCGTAAACCACGATGTGTATAACGATACCTACATGATTACCGATACCATCAACGGTATATGTGGAGTTTATGACGAAAGCGAGATTATCCACATTAAGGGGCATACAAGTAACGGCAAGCACGGCGTTAGCGTACTGGAATATGCAAGGCAGACGTTAGACATAGCATTAACCGGAGACCGGGAGACACTTAAACGATTTGCCAATGGCGGTAATGTTAGGGGTATCGTAAGCAACGATAAGACTACTACCGGGTTTGGCGAGTATCAGGACAAGGAATTGGAGAAGACCGCCGAAAACATAGATAGTCGTTTTCAGAATGGCGAGCGCATAGTTAGTTTGCCCGGTCAGGTGGACTTTAAGCAAATTTCGCTTTCTTCTACTGATATGCAGTTTTTGGAGAGCCGCAAGTTTACGGTACGAGACATTTGCCGTTTCTTTGGTGTGCATCCATCTTTTGTTTTTGACGACACAAGCAATAATTACAAGTCGGCTGAAATGGCGAATGTGGCGTTTTTGAGTAACACGTTAAACCCACTTTTGCGCAATATTGAAAATGAAATGTTGCGTAAGTTAATCGCCCCCACCCTATGTTGCAAACGAAAATTTGAGTTTGACCGCCGGGGACTTTATGCAAGCGATTTGGATAGTAAGGTTAAGTATCAGGCGGCAACGATTGCCGCAGGTATCTATACGGTGAACGATTGGCGCAAGATGGAGAACCGCCCACCTATCGAGGGCGGCGACAAGGTTTTAGTATCGGCAAATCTTAGAGATATTGCCAACGAGACCGCCGTTAATAACGCACCGGATCCAGAGCCAAAGAAAACTAAAAAGGACGATAAAAATAAAGATGGAGACCAAGACGATGAATAAAGATACAATCATAAGACGGTGTTTGTGTACTCCTACCGAGTTACACGTCAGAGAGGCAGCAGAGGGCGAAGCACCGAGCCGCACAATAACTGGATATGCCATATTGTTTAACGTACCGTCTGCCCCATTGTGGAGCGACGAAGATAGCGAGGCCCGGGAAGTGATAGCCCCGGAAGCCGTTACAAAGGAACTCTTAGACGGCCAAGACATCAAAATGACGATGTTTCACAATCGGCAGTTGATTTTGGCAAGAAGCAATAAGGGCGGCGGTACACTTTCGTACACAGTAGATGAAAAGGGCGTAGCTTTTGAGTTTGACGCACCTAATACCGTGGACGGCGACAAGGCTTTGGAATTGGTACGCCGTGGCGACATAAGCGGTTGCAGCTTTGCGTTTTCAACACGCTACTATGATAGCGATTTTGTAGAGCGTCAAAGCAAAGTAGCGGCTAACGGCATTAACAATATTACCTATCGTGTCAAAGCGATTACAGGTATCTTTGACTTTACGTTGGCGGCTGATCCGTATTACCCAGATACGAGCGTGGAGGCAAGAGAGTTTACCGATGAGTTGAAGCGAGAGCAGAAGACCCCGGAGCCTCAACCACAGACAAGCGAGCAGAAAGAAAAAGCGTTAAAGCAGTTGCGTGAAATGCGCCACGCTGCAAAACGCAGTTTAGTATAATATTTAATTTTTAATTTTTAATTTTCAGACATGAACAAAAAGACAAAGAAAACAATTAACGTTCGTGAGCTGATTAACCAGTATCAGCAGAATTGCGACCGCATCACAGAGATTGCGGACGTATGCGAGAGAGAGCGGCGTGAGCGCAACGAGGCAGAGAACACCGAGTTTGAAACCCTCATGCGTGAAAATCAGTTGTTGCAAATGAAGATGCAGGCGGCAACCGCCGAGCATTTGCGTGAAAATCCAAACGCCCAGGAAGACGCAATTAAGATTATCCGTGAAAACGCCGCATCCGGTCAGCGTACCGAAATCATGCTTTTGCGTGATATGATGATGGTGCAGGACGTGGCAAAGGGTGCAATCGTGCCGCTTAACGTTCAGGACATTTTGAAACCTTTGCAGGAGGGCTTTATTTTGGATAAGGTAGGTTTGCCAATGCCAACAGGTTTGGCAGGTGACTTTGTTTGGCCTATGTACGAAATGGTTGAGGCAGAGTTAGCAGGTGAGGGCGCAGAACTTAGTGACACCAAAATACCTTTCAGCAAAATGACCGCAGCACCGGAGCGTATGGGTATTGCCATCCCGGTAACTAACCAGTCGCTCAACCAGTCGCAGGGACTTTTAGAAATGATCGTGCGTGAGGTTATGCCGCTTGCAATCCGTCTTCTTTTGAACAAAATCGTTTGCGGCGTAAATAAGGTTAATGGTGCTACTAATTTGGTAGGCCCATTTGTGGCACTCAAAGACAACCCGGTATTGCTTTCAGCCGTGCCAACCTTTAACGAACTCAACGCCCAGATGAAAGCCGCAGTACTTGAAACAGGTATCGACGGCAGCAACCTTTGTTGGGTAATGACAAAGAGCATGGAGGCGATATTGGAGGGTACACCTATCAACGAAAAGGGTATCTTTTTGCCGATGATCCAAAACGGAAAACTTTGCGGTTTGCCAGTGTACACCTCAAATGTTATCCGTGATACTAAGGTATCGTACCAGAAGTACAGCGGCACAGCGTGGGCGGCAGCAGAAGACTTTGACCCACAGAAGAACACCGCCAAGTTTACCGTAACAAGTGCTGATGAGGTTAAGAACCTTTCGGGCATGAAGTCGGGCGACTACGTTAAGATTATCACAGGTACGGAGTACATCGGTTTGGGTGATTGGCGTTATCAGCCTATGGGTATGTTTGGTACTTTGCGCTTTATCGTCGATCCATACAGCAAGGCACGCAAAGATAGCGTAGATTTCGTGCTCAACACGGACTATGCTACTAAGACAATCCGCTCAGAGGCCTTTAAGTTGGGTAAAGTCGGCGGTAAGAAGTAATCACAATTTAAAGTTATAACGTTATGGCAGTAGTGAGTTTGGCACTTTTCAAAAAGCACGTAAGGGCTGATGATTTCGCCGATGATGACGAGTATTTGCAGCATCTATTAGATACCGCAGAAAGCGCAGTTATCACGGCGACCAATAGAACCCAAGAGGAATTGGCGCAGATGGGTAATGGACATGATGTACCTACCCCCATAAAACACGCTATAATGATGTTGGGCGCACATTGGTACAATCAGCGTGAAAGTGTGAGTAACGTGCAGATGCACGCCGTGCCTGATTCGCTACAAGCCTTAATTAAACCCTATCGGAAATTAGCGGAATGAGAGCAGGAGAAATGAAATATCGTTTGCAGTTGTTGAAGCCAACGGCGACAACAAACGACTACGGCGAGGAAGCGACAACCTACGAGCCTATACGCACAGTATGGGCAGAGAGGAAGAAGCAGAGCGGCAACCGTAGCGAGGAAGTGGGCGAACATTTCCCCGACTATCGAGCCGAATTTAATGTGAGGGACGCACACCCGGTTAAAGAAAACTGGAGGGTGCAGCAGTTGGGCGGCTATCTTTATACGGTTGTTGCCATCATCCCAAACATTGATAGGGGTATGAACACTTTAGTTTGTGAACGAGTAAACGAGTAATCAAGTTATGGCAAATCAATACGACGATACGCAGTTGCAGAAGTTGTTTACTGAAATGGACGTTAAACACCGAAAGCGAGCCTTAAAAGGTGCTTTCAGGAGAGAGGCGAACCAAGTAAGGCGAACAGCTATTAACAATTTGCGCAGCTCATTACATAGCAACCGAGATTTGGAAAAAGGTATTAGGGCTATCGTATTTAAAAAAGCCGCCGGATTTCGTGTTACTATCGGCACGAAGAAAGCCAACCGAAAGACTGGAAAGGGTGAAAAAGGTATGCACATCAATCGCCAGGGACTAAAGAAACCTGTTTTGATATGGGCAGAGGGTGGAACGGAGCAACGAAAGACCAAGACCAAAACAAGGGTTTTTGCCAGGGAACGCCGGGGCCACAATACCGGACGCATGAAACGATATGGCTTTATGCGTAAGACCCAAACAGACGTTAGGGACAAGGTAACGGCAGATTTGCGTAACGAGATAGTAGAAAGTGTAACTAAGACTGCAAATAAGTATGGCTGCAAATAAAACATCATTAAGCGCAGGTAGCATTATTCGTGATATGCTTTTGCAAGACCCCGAGGTAGCGAAGCATACTAAAAAGGTTTTCCCAGTTGCTACGGACACGGCGGTTTTGCCGTACATACTTTATCGCCGTGCCTCAATCGAGCAGAACCCGACAAAGGCAGGTTACCCCGGAGCCGATACCGTGACGATCGAGGTTATTTGTTATACCGAGAAATACGGTGAGGGCGTGGAATTAGCCGAGGCCGTAAGGGCAGCTTTGGACGGCAAGCAGGGCGAAAAGGACGGTTTAGTTATGCGCAGTTGTGTATTGACTGATAGCGAAGAGGGCTACGATAGTGATGCCTATGCGCAGCAGTTAGTTTTTAACATTAAAATTTAGTAAGATATGAGTTATTGCAATGGTAGTAATATGTTGCTTTATTTGGGTGAAGATGCTTTCGGACACTGTACCACCCACACGGCAACAATGAACAGCGAGACCAAAGACCGTGCAGTTAAGCCAGCGGCAAGCAAGGCGAAGACTAACGGAATGTGGAAAGAAAAGGGCGTAACTGGTTTGTCTATTGCTATTTCAGCCGAGGGCCTTATCTATGATGGTGAGACCGAAGCAAGTTACCAAAAGATGTTGGCAGCGTGGAAGTCAGGACAGCCAGTTAAGATTAAGTGTATGCAGAGAGGTGAAAGCAAAAAGCCATATTTGGCAGGTAGCTTTATCATTTCTTCTTTGGAGCGCACCGACCCGGCGCAGGACGATAGTACTTATACTATCAATCTTGACAACAACGGTGAGCCGGACACACTCGACGAAACGGCATTTACTGATAATGCCGTGGCAGCATCCGAAGACCATACAGCATAACCCATTTAATTAAGTTCATATATGAAAAAGGTTGAGATTAAAATCGGTAATGAGGTTTTTCCATGCCGTCAGACAATGGGCGCAATGCTTAGATTTAAGCAGGAAACAGGGCGAGAGGTTACAGAAATCGACGCTACAAGTTTCACCGATATATGTACGTTCCTTTGGTGTTGCATCGTTTCAGCATCCAAGGCAGACGGCAAGAAATTCAAACTTTCTTTGATGGACTTTGCCGATAGTGTCAGCCCGGAAGATATGAACGAATGGGCTAAAGCTATGGGCCAGGACAACGAGGAAGATGCCGAGACCGATGCAGACGAAAAAAAAAGTTTGCAATAAATGAAGTATTGGGCTTTGCTTTAGGTTGCATACGTCTTTCATACGATGATTTTTGTAGGCTAACGCCTGATGAATTTAACAGCGTATGCAAAGCGTACTTAGACCAAGAGCAAAGCCAATACAAAGATAATTGGGAGCGTATGCGTATGTTGGCGTGCATAACTATTCAGCCGCACGTTAAGAACAAACTAACGCCCCAGAAGCTATTACCGCTTTCGTGGGATAATCGCAGGAAGTCGAAGCAAGCGAAGACCGAACACATAACGGCCAAGGAAGCGGAAGAAAAGAGAAAACAAATTATCGCCCTATTGGGGGACAAATATTAAAGACTATGGCAGGTAAAAGTACTATATCCATAACGTTCAAATTGGACGGAGACGGCAAGGGATTTAAAGACCTTTCGCAAAATGCGGACGGCCTTAAACAAGCCATGACCGCCGCTATTGTGGAAGCCGACAAACTCAAATCGTCGTTGATCAACTGGAGCCAGGGCGTACAGGCTTTGGGCGCAGTATCTAACGCCGTCAGTCAGCTAAATGGTACTTTGCAAGATATTACCGCCGATAGTAGAGCCTTTGGCACAGCTATGAAAGCCGCAAACACGATGGCAGGTAAGAACGCCGAGGGCTTTGCAAACCTCAAAGGACAGGTAGCCGATTTATCCAAGACTTTGCCTATTGCACGTGATGAACTCGCAAACGGCTTATATCAGGTAATCAGTAATGGTGTGCCGGAAGACAATTGGATAGACTACCTTAACAAGTCGGCTAAAGCATCCGTGGGCGGTATTGCTGATTTGGGCGAGACCGTAAAGGTAACATCTACGGTTATCAAAAACTATGGTTTGGCATGGGACGCAGCCGAAAGTGTGCAGGACAAAATACAGCTCACAGCGAAGAATGGTGTAACATCATTTGAGCAGTTAGCCCAGGCCCTACCAAGAGTGACCGCCAACGCCTCAACATTGGGTGTAAGTATTGATGAACTTTTGGCAAGTTTTGCGACGCTTACAGGTGTTAGCGGTAATACCAACGAGGTTGCAACCCAGATGGCGGCAATCTTTACCGCTTTGGTTAAGCCGTCAAGCGAGGCAACCGAAATGGCGGAAAAGATGGGTATTGAGTTTAATGCCGCATCCATCCAAGCCGCCGGAGGTTTGCGTAACTTCTTAACCCAGTTGGACGCATCCGTTAAAGAGTATGCCGCCGCTAATGGTGTATTGGAGCAAGAAGTTTACGCCAAGTTGTTTGGCAGTGCCGAGAGTTTGCGAGCCTTAACGCCGCTTACTAATCAGTTGTCCGAGAAGTTCAGCGAGAACGTGGACGCAATGGCGAATAGTGCCGGAACTATCAACGCCGCCTACAACGAAATGAGTAGTACAGGCAGCGCAACCACACAAATGCTGAAAAACCAATTAGGCGCAATAACTGATGTAGTAGCCGGATTTGTTGGCGGAGCGATGCCAATACTTAGTTTTACCTCACAGTTGGGTATAACAGCTATGAGTATTACAAGTTTGGTTAAGACGCTTAAAGCCCTGAATATCCAACAAGGCATTTTAACGTTACGCTCAAAGGCAGGTGGTGCAGCAATGCTTTTGTTTGGGCTTAATGCAAGTCGATCGGCAGCGTTTACACGTGTCTTTAGTGCAGCTTTGAAAAGTGGTGCATATTCGGCGACCGCTTTCAAAATTGCCCTTAAAGGTTTGATGATTACCACGGTGGTAGGTGCTGCAATTGTAGCGGTAACATCTGTTATCGAATATTTCGTTAATAAGACCGATGAGGCTACCGACAAGACAAACGAGTTTAGCGAAGCCGAAGACGCTTACAAGAACGCAGCGGCAAGTACTAAGGTTGAATTAGACAAAGAGATTAAGGCTTTGGGCGACCTCATTACCGCTAAAAAGGACACTACCGACGCAGTAAACCACCTTAACGCCGTATATGGCGATTTGTTCGGGAGCCATAAGACGGCATCCGAGTGGTACGATACATTGACACGCAAAAGTCAGATATACGTTAAGCAAATCGGGTACGAGGCACAAGCAAAGGTGTTGGCTACAAAGTTGGCTGAAAAGCAAATCGAGTTGGAAGATAATTACGCTAAACGCCGTGAACTCTGGAAAGCCGGGGGCGCACAGAAGACTACTAAGCGGACTATTACCAACCGATCAACTGGAGGTGACAGCTACGAAGTTGTTACAACGGAAGACACCAAGGAGTACGCCGATTTAAAGGACAGCGCAAGGGGGCTGATACCGGAAATCCAAAGTTTGCAAAGACAATTGGGCATAGCCCAAAAGCACATGGCCGATTGTTCTAAGCAGATGGCGGCTGTTGATGCTAAGATGGGGCACAACAACAAGACCGTTAAGGTTAGTGCAATGACCTATCAGCAGGTAGCGGACGCAATCGAAAAGACAGAAAAGAGACTTAAAAATACGACTGATAGCAAGGAAATAGCCAAGCTAAAGGCGTATAATACGGAATTACACAACCGTAAAAAGTTATTAGATAAATCGTTGGGCTTTAATACGTTCAAGGGCGGCAGGAGAGGCAACAAGGGTGGAAGCACAAAAAACAAGCCAGTTGCAGACCCTAAGACCTATGAACAGTTAAGTACTAATATCGAGTACTACAAAAAGAAGCTCACCACGGCGAGCACCGCCGAGCAAGAAAAGATAAGGGCGAATATCCAAGCATGGGAGAAAAAGAAAGCGACCATCGAGTTAGCCCAGAAAGCCGCCGAGCGACCAACCGAAATTAAGACGTTGCAAGACGTTGAAAAGGAATTGGACTATTTGCAAGCCCTACGAAAAACAGCCAACAAAAACGATTTGGCAAGTATCGACAAACTGATAAGCAAAACCGAGTTGTTGGGCGCAGCTATGCAACGCCCGGCTAAGTTGGAGACCTTACAGGACATCGACAAGGAAATAGAGTACCAACAGAAGTTGAGGGCTACGGCATCCAAGGAAGCTATAAGCGGAATTGATGCGGAAATCAATAAATTGGAAACTCTAAAGAACTATATCGAAAACGCCACGGTGATAGATACACCCGACAGCGCATTGAAGACGTATGAGCAGCTTAATATTAAGTTGGCATACTATAACGAGTTGTTGGAGAAAGCCACCGAGGAACAACGCCCAGAGATACAAAAGCACATTAACGATATTGAGGGTATTAAGAAAGCATGGGACGATAGTTTAGCCGCTTTAAATAAGCCGAGAGACATTACCCAACTTGATACCATCGAGAAGTTAGATGAGGCAGTAAGGTATTATCAGGAGCAGCAGAGCAAGCAGAGTGCCGACGAAATCCAAAACACGCAAAGAACGATCGACGCTTTGGAAGCGAAGCGAAAGGCGATGCAAAGAGGTATCGAAATACCATCAATGCAAAAAGAGATAGCCGAGATTAACGAACTTTCTAACCGAGAGTTTAAGATCAAGGTTAAGGGTATTGGCTTTGATGCACTAACCGATAAAATCCGGGAACTGCAAAAGCAGCTCAACGATACCAACAATCCGGTAACGGACGGACAGCGCAAGGACATCGAGGAAATGATTAGCACCTACGAACGATGGCGCAAATCTTCTATTTCTTCTTTTGATACCGTAAAGTCTGGTTGGGACAACATCAAGGGTATTGGCGACAGCATCAACAGCATAACCGACGCTTTGGACGGCAACGGCAACGCATGGCAGAAAGTAACCGCTATCGTGGATGGCTTTATACAACTGTATGAGAGTATCAGCGCAATAGTAGGTATTATTGGTATGCTAACAACCGCCTCAACCGCTCATGCCGCAGCTAAGACCGGAGAGGCAGCAGCCACAACCGCCACGGCAACCGCCCAGGGAGTTGAGACAGCAGCACAGACGGCAGCAGCGGCGGCGATGGTTCCAGTTATTGCCGCTAACAAATTGGCGACCGCCTCATATATGGAGTTAGCCGCAGCAATGTTTTTTGCCGCCCACGCCTCAATACCATTTGTCGGCTTTGGCATAGCATCCGGTTTTGTGAGTGCAGCAACGGCGATGGTGGAAGCTATCGGAATAATGCCGTTTGCAAAAGGTGGTGTAGTGTCGGGGCCTACGTTGGCTTTAGTCGGTGAGTATGCCGGAGCAAGCAACAACCCGGAAGTTATTGCCCCACTTGATAAGCTACGTAGCATGATACAGCCGCAGGGCGGTATCGGTGGAAACGTTCGCTTTGAAATCGAGGGCAGAAAGTTAGTTGGGGTAATATCCAATACAACGAGAGTAGCCGCCAAGAGCGGCAGAAAGTCAAACTTTTAATTATTAGTTAATATGTATATACACGGCAGTTTTCTAAGTCAGCAGAGCGATACGATAACGGTACATATCGTTACCGGGAACGATCGCACGCAGACTATTGAAATAGGTACAGAAAAGGCAGATGTATATTTTAGCGAGGATCCGGCAGAAATCGAGAATGAGGTAAACGACACTTTCGATGTGCTTTTGAGAAGTTCGGCTAAAATAAGATTGCTTTGCGGCAACTTGATTAAAGACCTTTTTAGTACCTCATGCCGTGATGCAGTCGTAAACATCTATAAAAACGATACGTGTATCTTTGCCGGGTTCATTGAGCCACAAACTTTGTCGCAGCCATATAACGACAGATGGGACGAACTGGAATTAAATTGCATTGATGCGCTTAGTGCTTTGCAGTATAGCAAGTATAAGAATGTGGGCGCCTTGGGCGTTATCTATACTTTCGTCAAGGCAGAGGCAGCGCAGCGTAGTTTTTACGATATTGCTACCGAGATACTGCAAGGTGTTACCGAGGGACTGGATATATTGGGCAACCAAAATATTAAATTCTGGTATGATGGCAGCAAGGCAGTTGATGCGCAGACCGCAAACAGATACCAAGTGTTTAGGCAGCTTTCTATATCTGATTTGTTGTTTATGGGCGATGATGAAAGCGACGTATGGCAGCAAGACGAAGTGTTGGAGGAACTTTTGAAGTACCTTAACTTACATATCGTGCAGGACGGCTTTAACTTCTATATCTTTTCGTGGGAATCCGTCAAGGCGACACCTGATAAGATTATTTGGCATGACATTGTAGCCAACAGCACCAAGACAACGGCGCAGCAAGCCGTGACAATCGCTTTGGCTAACGTAGCCGATTGCGATACTACGATAAGCATAGGCGACGTATATAACCAACTTCTATTAACCGCCAAGGTGGAAGACATCGAAAGCGTGATAGAAAGCCCATTGGACGATGATTTGTTGGTTAGCCCATACATCAATAAGCAAAAGTACCTCACCGAGTATTCAAGCGACGGAGAGGGAAAGACCGCCTATAATGCTTTTTATGCTATGACCCACAACCAAAAAACCACGTATGGCGCAGGTGCTATTACTGATTGGTACGTGCAGGTGATGTGTAACAAACAATGGACGTTCCCGATGAAAGGCAACACAGATATAGACATCGTGGACTATTTCGGCAGCGAGGGCACAAACCAACACGCTTTGCCTGATTGGTTAGGGCAAGCACCGGGGGCGGCTATTATGGCTTTGGGCAGCGTCAAGATGAACACGGCCAACGATGATAACAGCCCGACATCTAAGGTAAACATGACTAACTATTTAGCAGTGTCGGTTAATGGCAATGGCATAGACAATGACGAAAACAAAACCTACCCAAGTGTGGCAGACATACAGAAAAATATACCGTATGCCGTCTATACTGGTAACAAGGCAGGGGGCGTTTTTTCGCCGTCAGACGAGAAAACCACCAACTATATAGTATTGTCGGGTAAGGTTATCTTAAACCCGATAATGAGGCAGACCAACACGTACACCAACCTACATAACAAGGAGTGGCACGGCGGTTTACCTATGGGTTTAAAGGAAAACGAGATTTACGTATGGCATCAGACCGTACCGAGCCGTAACAATGGCGATGGCAGGTATTACACCCGGCAGTATTGGCAAGCCGAGACCCCGGACAAAGAAGTATCATGGCATGAGGGCGCAGATAGCGGATTTTATCCATATACCGGGGAAGGCCCAGAGGAATACGAATTTAAGTACAGCGCAGTAGGCGACAGTACCGACACAATCAGTAAGGTAGCCGTATTAGCCTGTATGTTGGTTATCGGCGACAAATGCGTAGTGGAGACCGGAACCGATGGGCAGACAACCGATTTTGTTTGGCAGAAATACAAGGAGCGGAGCGAGTGCCAAAGCGATGATGAATATTATCAGCAATGCTTTACTATTGGCTTTGACCCTAAGATAGGTGATAAGTTGGTGGGCACAGAGTTCAGCATCCAAAACAACATCGACTACAAGATGGGTATTGATGCGGAGGGTATAGCAATACCGATTACCAAGGGCGACAAGATAAGTGGGCAGGTTAGGTTTATGATATTAGGCCCTGTAAACGCTACATGGGACGTTATCACACGCCGCCACCCTACCTTTTTCAGACATACGAAGTGGAGCAGCTCATCAGTACCGCTTTTAGCCCATGTTAGTAGCATCCTGATTAAGTCGTTTGAGGTTAAAGTTTATAGCGATAATGGACTAATCAGCAATGGCAATGATGATAACGATATTATCTATATGAGCGACACCAAAGAAACCTTTGTGAATAAAAAGGACGATTTGGAGTTTAAGATAAATTCGGCATTGACCGCCACGGAGTGCGCCAAGTTGGGAGTTAGCAATACGGTGAAGTTATCCACGCCGCTGAATATATCAACCGGGGACGGAGTGTTAGAGGTGTACGACCGAAACGGCAACGTTAAGGCAAAGCCCGAACAAATCTACGTAGATAGTTATTATACTGAATACCATAAGCCACGTATCGTAATGGAACAGAAACTAAGAGACATTGATAATGTTGTTAGCCTGTTTAACCATTACCGCCACGAGGCTTTGAACAAAGAATTTTTCGTGCAGGGCATCGGCAGAAACCTTATTGAGGGACGTGCCGACCTCACATTAAAGGAGATTGGCACATGATTGAAGTTAAGCAGATAGCGAAACCCAGGAACAGCGGCAGCGGTGGAGCATCCACCGGAGGCGGTAGCTATGGAAGTATCGGCAAAATGACCGAGGAAGCCAAGCACGCAGCCAAAGCCGATATAGCGACACATGCAGAGCAAGCCGAGTATGCAAACCGTGCCGGATATGCGAGCCGTGCCGCCTATTCCGATTTAGCCGGAGACGTTGCAGAGGATAGCCCGATTAACGACCGCTTTTTGTCGAAGATTACCGCCGACATAGCGCAAGGGCACATTACTTTTCAGCAGGGTTTAACGGCTATCGGTTTGGCAATATTCAAGGACGGCGCACACTTTGGCGAGTTCGTCAAATCCCTGTATGCAGGTAAGGGCGCAGGTATTGACGCACAAGGTAACGCCGAAGTAGAAAGCCTAAGAGTGCGCAGCTACTTTGAGTGTTTGGAATTGATAGTAAACCGATTGTCAGCAATCGAGGGCGACCAACTTCTAACGGAAGCGGACACAATCGAGAGCGTGGACGATTTGGGCAATGGTTGTTTTGGTTTGCACCTGAGAAGCAAATGGGAAGGATATTTTACCGCCCAAGCCGAAAACAATGTGCTAAAAGGTATCATCAATACTTTGGCGCAAGGTAGCGGAAAGTATTACACGGCATGGTTTAGGGTTAATAGCGTTAATACCGCTAACAACTACATAGAGGTGACGCAGTACCCGGACACCGAAGTACCGAGCGGCAAAAATTACCCACCGTGTGAAATGATGAAGATTGCACGATGGGGAAACCAAACGGACACGAAACGGCAAGATTGTTTGTACCTATCAAGCACAGAGGGGCGAATCGTCAAACTAAAGGGAGTGACTAAGCCGATTTTGGATAATGCCAACTACGGTGCAGCTTTCGGCAGTTTGCCCGAATTTGTGTACGAGCTATTGGACGATAACGGCAACCCTTTGCCGATACGTGATGGTTTAGACTATATGTATATACCGGGTATCGTCACAATGGACGTTATCAGACTTAACAAGTGGACTGGTAAGCCGTTGGTTACGTATGTGGATCGTGGGGCGTGGACGCAGAGCGGTAAGTACTATTGCGATGCTATCAACCAGGACACCGGAGAGTATGAGACATCAGACGTTTGGTTTAATGGCTGCAAGTACAGATGTTGCAAGAACCTCACAACGACCGCCCCGGCATGGAACAATACCGATTGGGCGATGATCGAGGGAAACCCAGACTTTGCCGTAGATTTCCAAGAGCCTGAAAGTATCTTAGACCCGGACAAAATAGACCTCACGCTAACCATCGTGGCAACTCTGTATAATATGAATATCACAGACGATATTTTGGACGCAGACGTAATGTGGACGAGATACAGCGAGGACGCAGAGGGCAACGAGAGAACGGCGAGCGACAACGTTTGGAGTTTGCGCCACACCAATATCGGAAAGTCTTTACACCTCACAGCCGAGGACATGGACTTTAACGGCGATATGCCTAAAGTTATACGCTTTACGGCCACCGTTACTTTACGTGATGGTATGGGCAACGAAGCGGCAACGGCGGCAGTCAGTTACGAGTATTAATTTAAACATAGCGCAGTTATGAAGACAAAAAGATTTGACTTTAACTTTAAGCCACTGCAAATTAATGTTAGCATGGTGGTTGAGGGCGGCGTATCAGGTAGTCAGAACTACGACGCAGACACCGACACATACACGCCCGATTACACCATAGACGCATCTAATTTGATAGTGCAGCCGGAAATTGGCAGACTTGACAAAGACGAGGTTTTAACACCGGGCTTGATTAATCAAGACCTCACTAACGTAGTCTGGTATGAGGTGAACAAAGGAGCGGCCGACACCGTGATAGATAGCACTAACCCAGACTTTGAGGTAATCAGCAAGGGCGCAAAGGCAGGACGTATTAGAATCAAGAAGAACGCCAAGCCGCAGATACCTATGAATCTACGATTTGAAGCCGACTACAAAGACCCACGTACTAATCAGGTACACCACATCATCAAGCCGTACCAAGTGCAGTGCAAGAACGCCACAACATACACGCCACTTCTGGTATTGGATGCAGCCGCCCAAACTATCTACAACCCATTGAGCGACCCGGACACACAGACGGTACACGCATCATTGAGATTGGGCGTTAATGAGTGCCCGGAGAATAAGCGTTTGTTTGTTTGGGAAGTAATGCGAGACGATGGAACGTTTACCGCCGTAGGCAGCGATACCACGTTAGACTATGACGTAGTGGTAGCAGCAGACGGAAACAGTTGTACCGTTAATCGTAGCCTCATGGGTACAGAACTTTATTTGCGATGCAGGGCAAAGTATAGCCCGGACGGAAACCCGAGCAGCGTGACACTATCGGACAACGCCCCAACTAAGTTAGTGGCATTTATCCGTAGAATCCCAAAATTTGAGTACGACATCGGCGAACTACCTACCAACCTACCAAGTGGTTTGTTAGAGATTGCGCCAACGGCGAAGATTTGGAACACTAACGGCACGATCGACAATCCGGAACGTGAGTTATTGCCGCTTTGGTACGTCGCTACAAATGCCCAGTCAGGAACGCTTAACTATTCGCTCATAGCACATGGAATGAAACCGACGCTTTCAACAGGAAAGGTTAGTCAGACGTTAGGCGGTGTTTATGGTTTGGACGTTAAGGACGTTGGCCCTACGTGTGCATGGGAAGACAGCGACGGCGCAGTATTCGTTGATGCAGACGATAACGTAATATTAATCAAATAACAATTTAATCAATATAAGATTATGGCAAGATACATTAAAGCAAATCCATTGGTTGCACGATACTTGCAACTGGAGAATGATCGTAACATGGTAAGTGATGGCAACTATCTGTTTTGGCAAAACGATATGTTGAAGTTTGGCCCACTAACCCAACTTAACGACATATTGGTTAAGATTGGAGGTATTGCACTTATGCCGCATGAGGCGAGAAGCGAGCAGGACGGCACTATTTGCCGACCTTTGCCGATGGCAACCGATGCACGCTTTCAGCGGCCTATTAAGGCTAACGTTAATGATGCTATCGTAGGCGGCAACATTAACACCGAGCAGGGCGCAGATGGTGAGGGTGAGAACACAGAGAGCACCGACAACGGCGGCAACAGCAACGAGGGCCAGGCCAACGAAGAAAATGCAGAGGGCGGCCAACAGTCGGAAGCGTCAGAGAGTGAGCAAACAGAAAGTTAAACCAAAAAGTAAGGAACTATGAGCAAAGCGAGTACAACCAGAACGATTAAGTTTATTGCAAAGGCAGGAACTTATACGGCATTGATCATGTGCCCAGATGGTGACATCTACCAAGAATGGGAGGGCACGGAATCCGACGTTACTAAGGTGTTCCCAAACTTTGAACAGACAAAACCAAAACTTAACTTTGTCTGTATGAGTAGCCGAGTAGCCGAGGGAGTGGCAACGCCTGATAGTATGCAGTACTTTTTTAATGGTACGAAAATTGAGTTTAATGGCGACACATCAAGCGGCATTTTTGCAGGCTACTTTAAGAAGTTTGCGCCAAGCGGCGACAACATCTACTATGGTTTGCAGATTGTTAAGAATTTGGTAGAAATCGCAGGTTTTGCCCCGGTAACTATCAAGATGGTGGCCGCTATCAGCTATGGCACGCAAAGCGATAATATCCAAGCTACCTATACTATCCCAGTGCAGAAAGCAACAGGTACAAGTTATCGTGTTACCATCGTCGCAGGAGATAACAAGGGCTTTGTTATTACCGACAAGGGCGGCAGTTGCGTTTTAAAGGCAATGGCATACCAGAGCTACGAGGAAATCACCAAAGATTTAACCTACGTGTGGGAGAAGATGGGAGCCAGTGGTTGGGAGGTAATCAACGGACAGACCGCCCAGACGCTTACAGTGTCAGGCAGCAGCATAGACACATACGGAGAGTACCGGGTAACAGTTAATCGTAGTGGCGTTGAAATTGGTAAAGACATACAGGGCGTTATGGACGCATCCGACCCCTACGACATCGACGCACGCCCAACACCAGAAGACGAAGCGATAAGCGAAGATGAAAGCGGCAACGGCAAAGTAACCTACACGCCGTGGATCGTCAAGCGTGGAACTAACACGCAAGCAATCAAAGACGCTAAGTTTTTCTTTGTCGTGAAAGATGCAGCAGGTGTTTACCTCAATAGCAAACAAGATATGAGCACAGCGGTTGCAAGCTATGCCGTAACACGTGATATGTGTTTGCAAAGTGGTGGAGACATCAGCGTAACGATAACATCAGAAAGTTAAGCCTATGGGTGTGTCAATAACAAGAATAGTTAAGTTTATACGCAAGGGAAAGGGCGTAATTGTCGCCCAATCCCGAAACGTATATAACTATACCTACAAGGAGTGGACGCAGTTCTACGGACTTAGTGGGCGGTTAGTCAATTGGGACGGAATCATAAATGTATCTGATTTTTCCGTAGGTGACACGATGGTTATTAATGGCACGGTATCAGACAAACAACGTATTACCATCAGTCTTTACGCTAAAGTAACGGCAATCGACACAAACCGGGCTATAATAACGGCTCAATCACTATACTACATTGCGAGTGGTGAGAATGGAGCCAAAGGCGACAGAGGCCCGGCACTACGAGGCCCACAAGCGTGGAGCGATTGCGCCGTAGGCTATGTGTTCCAATCAGGTGCAAGCGGCGAGGAATACAAGGACATAGTTTTGTATGGTGGTTACTATTATTCTTGCATTAAACCGCACACCAAGACTGCAAGCAATTACCCAAGAAGTGCGACCGACACCAATAGTGGACTTTGGCAATTAGCCGACCCGGTGGAAATTGTGGCTACAAAGATACTGTTAGCGCAGTATGCTTTAGTCAAAAATTTGGGTGTGGAGGCTATCGACATGAAAGACGCTAACGGTAACATTATCTTTCAGGCAAAAGACGGCAACGTTACTTGCAATAGCGGTACGTTCACAAATGGCACGTTCACAAATGTAAAGGTTATCGGCTCAATACGAAATCCTTTCAATTTGGCTAATGATAGCTTTGATGCTGATTACAGCGATAATGTGGCTATGCTTAGTAGCGGTGGCGGTTGGTTAGATGTCTATTCTATGCCGTGGGACGTAAGCCAGAATGGAAGACGACTAACCATTGTAAACTACAAATGGGGCGGCACAATGGCGCAAGGTCAAGCCGAAATTAGTGCGCCAAATGGCAAATACTTCTTTGAGGACGGAATCCAAAAAAGCAAGTTAAAAGTTAGCCGTGAAATTGTGGAAATGATAGGCTACGGCACTACCACGGAGTTCTACGGTTGGATCGTGCTAAATCGTATTGACTTAATGACAAGTCAAAAATATGGGCATTGTTTAAAGGCTTTGGCATTTGGCACGGTATCGGGTGGAAACAGTAGTAGCAACACATCAATAACGAGCAATACGTTTGATGGCAGCAAACTAACGGTAGTCCGACAATCTGAAGGACTTTACCGGGTATTTTTTCCGAGTACGTGGTTTACTTATACAAGTAATTGCCGTGTAATATTAACCGGGCGAGGTGTATGCTACGGTGCAAGTAGCCCAGTAAAAGCCACTATGCACTCATTGGGTAACGGTTACTTTGATGTAGTCGTATCGGACGATGCAACCCGAAACGATGGCAGCTTTGATTTTATAATTTATAATGGGTCAGATTTTGACATATTAAAATAGTAGTAATTATGGCGGTAAAGAAAACAAAAAAGTTGAGTGGCCAGGCAACAGTAACGACCATCAACAACGACCAGAAATTTCCGGTAACGGACGCAAACGGAAAGGTTACGCTTATTTCATTGGCGAACCTCAAAACCGCTTTGTTGGCAGGTATGAACCTTAACGGCTTATACGATGGTATCTTTATCATGTACCACCGTAAGAGCGATGATTATCCACTCATGGTTAAGCCTCATAAGTGGACATCGTTACAGAACAGCGGCGAAATTGCCGACGGTGTGGTGGTAGTCGAGGGCGGCAAAATCTTAGTCGTAGCCCCTACCGAATCAACTTCTAAGCTAACGTGGAGTAGCGCAGCTATCAGCGGAGGCGGTACGACAACAACCGATCGTGTTACAGCGATGAACGATTGGAACGGCAAGGCAAATACGGCGGCTACTATCAAGGCAAGCAAAGCCAATGCAATCACCAATACGTCGCAGTATGCACCGGGCTACTGCAATCTGTATAGTCGTGCCAACGCTAATGGTAAAGGCTTGACAGCAGGTAAGTGGTGGTTACCATCGTTGGGCGAAATGTTTATGATTTATGCCAACATGACAAAAATCAATTATGCTTTATCCCTGATTACCGGAGCCACCCAGTTAGTTGAAGATTGGTATTGGACTTCTACCGAGTTCAGTGCTACCGTCGCATGGCGTCTGAGCCTCAGCGACGGTACTACGTTCAGTTGGGGCCCTAAGGCCAGCAGCACGGGCAGAGTTAGGGCAGTGTCAGCATTTATTGTTTAATTCTTAATTTCTTAGTCTTTAACCTTTAGGTACGGCGAAAGCCGTACCATTATAAGGCAATTTATAAAAAAGCAATGGCGGTAAAATTAGTTTCAAGTACAAAGATTTATTTAGATGCACGCAAGTTGTTAGACATCATTTTGGATATAGTGCCCAATTTCCCACGTGCCTACAAATTCACCATCGGGGCAAAGCTGCAAGAAATTGGCGTTAATCTGATGCAGGAGATAGCGGCGGCGTACATCAATAAAGACAAAGCCGAGACAGTAAAGCACCTAACCGAGTTTCAGGCAGAGTTTGAGACAATGAAAACGCTAATGAGAATTGCCGGAGAAAGGGAGTGGATAAAAGGCAGAGGAAAGTTTGCAAGTGTCATCGAGTTAATGGACGAAATAGGTAAACAATCGTCAGCGTGGAAAAACAAAGTAGTTAATACGCTTTGTAGCCAGAATCGGAATGTTACGACAGACCGAGAGCGCAGTTTTCCGTAATAAATGGGGTTTATGCCGTCATTTACGGCTAAGAACAAGATAATAGACCACAGATTGCGGCCACCGAGAACAGTGCTACCAACGCATGGAATCTGAACCTCAACGACGGTAATACGAACAATTGGAACACTAAGGCCAGCAACACGAACAGAGTTAGGGCAGTGTCAGCACTATTTACAGAAGACAGAAACGTGACAAATGATAATATACAATGGTAACGACAGAGTGGCTTTTAGATGCTTACTTTGATTGCCGTCATAGCAAGAGACGAACAGCAAGCGCAGTTGTTTACGAAATGGACTACGAAAGCCGTTTGATTGCTTTGCGTGATAGAATCAATAACCGGACGTACCAAACCGGTAAGTCTGTTTGCTTTGTCGTAACACGCCCAAGATACAGAGAGGTATTTGCAGCATCCTTTGAGGATAGAATCGTACACCACTACATAGCTTTGCGCCTAACGCCACTATTTGAAGAAATATTTAGCGAGCGTACATTTAATTGCAGGAAAGGCAAAGGGCAGCTATATGGTATTAATACGCTGAAAGAAGATATAAGGCAGTGCAGCAATAATTATACGGAAGATTGCCACATTATGAAACTTGACTTAAAAGGTTTCTTTATGAGCATCGACAAAAAGTTATTGTCTGAAATGGTAGATCGTTTTATAGTCAGGTACTACAAGGGCGAAGACATAGACGATTTGCGCTACCTTTGCCGTGTCGTTATTTTGCACAGCCCCGAAAAGAATTGTGAACGGCACAGTCCTTTGAGCTATTGGGAGAAGTTGGATAAGAACAAATCACTATTTACAAATGGTGAGGGTAAGGGCGTAGCCATCGGCAACCTATTTGCCCAGATATTCGCAAACTTCTTACTTAATACGCTTGATTGGTTTATCGAGAATGAGGGTATAAAACATCATGGCAGGTATGTGGACGATTTCTATTGCATCCATAAGGACAAAGAAAAGTTATTGGCGTTAATGCCTAAAATACGTGAGCTATTAGCCAAGTTGGGTTTAAGACTGAATGAGAAGAAGTTTTATTTGCAACATTACAGCAAAGGCGTGGAGTTTACCGGGTCAATAGTCAAACCCGGACGTGTCTATACCTGTAACAGAACAATAACAAACTTTGTCGCAGCAGTCAGAAGACTAAACAAGGCAAACAACGAGCGCCAGGTATTTAAAGAATATGTGTACATCAAAGGGCACTACGAGGTATTGGCAATTAAGAACAAACATAAATTGAGGTATCAAACAATGCAGAGAATTAGAAATGGCGACTACTGATAAAGAACCCATTACCCTATCATCCGATAGGTTGGATATGGACTTATTTAGATTGCTACTTACAAGGTATATAGTAGTGACCGAGCAGCGAGACGGAAAAGTGATTTATGAACTTAACAGCATCGAGCATCATGCAGATAATTGAAATAGTAGTATCGGTTATTACCGCTTTTGGCGGTTGGGAAATGATTAAATATGTAATGAATCGAAAGACCAACCGCCGAAAGGAGGAAGCCGAGGCCGACAACGTGGAATTTAACGTTTTGCGTGAGGCTATGGACTTTTTGCAGTCCCAACTCAAAGATAAAGAGCAACGATTTGCGGAGCAAACAGATTTGGTGAGAAAGCAGAATTTAGATATTTTGCAGCTCAACAAGGAAAAGGCGCAGTTAGAATTAGACCTACAACGCTATAAGTGTGTAATTAAGGGTTGCGTTAGGCGTGACCCAAAAAATGGTTATTAATATGAGAAAGATTAATGAGATCATCGTACATTGTACGGCAACCGCCGAGGGTAAGGACTTTAAGGCGGCAGACATCGACCGTTGGCACAAGGCTAAAGGTTGGAACGGAATCGGCTACCATCATGTAGTAGATTTGGACGGCAAAGTAGAACCAGGCCGACCAGAAAGCGAGGTGGGGGCGCATTGTCTGAAACACAACGCCAATAGTATTGGTGTGGTGTATGTGGGCGGTTTGGCATCCGATGGCAAGACACCAAAGGACACCCGAACACCACAGCAAAAGGTAGCTTTGGTTAAGTTGCTTACAGAGTTAAAGCGCCGTTACCCTAACGCCACGATCCACGGACACCGAGACTTTGCAGCCAAGGCGTGCCCAAGTTTTGACGCTACTAAGGAGTACAAAGACATCAAGTAATGTAAAGAGCCAATGAAGAAGTTTATAACTATCTGTATGTGCCTGTTAGCCCTGTTTGGGCTGATAGGCTGCAAGACGACAAAAAAGGCGGTATCGGAATCATCCACAAGCACAAGAGAGGAAACCGACACCACCAAGTTAGTAACCGACAGCATCCACGTGGGTACTATCAGAACCGACCACAGAACCACGCTAACGTATTTTAGCGATTGGGGATATATCGAGTTTACCGATAGCGGCGGTACGCTCACGATCGACACTTTGGGAAACTTGAAAGCCGATGGCGTGAAGTCATACCAACACGGCAAGAAAGCCGCCCAGAAGAAAGCCGAGAATATCACACAGAGCAAGGACAGCATCAACACCCACAAGCTGCAAGCAAATGGAGTGCAGAGCCGAGACAACAAACAAGCCAACAGAGAGCTACAGAAACAAGGCGTGAAAGCCTTAAAATGGTATCAGCGTACAATTTACCACATCGGCTTTTTATGTTGCGTAGCGGCGATTATTTACGCTATATTCTTATATCTACGAAGAAAAAAATAAAATCTGTTTTCTGAATAGTGCAAGCCCGGAGCCGACCGAGAGGTTAGCCCGGGCGATTTGCTTTACCCAATACGTAGTCTATAACTTTGCGGTTTGCTTCGTCTATTTTATCACGGCTAAACTTTATATAAACACCTGTAATCTTAGAGCCGTGAACGTGTCCGAGGGCTTCGCTTATAGTGTCCTTTGGTATATCTAAATCAGCGGCATACGTTGCCCAGGAATAGCGACCCCAATATGATGTAATTTCTTTTTCTATTGGTTTCATTATTGGCAAATGGTTTTTTGTGTACTTTGGTTTGCCGTTGGCATCTACCTCAATGGGGCCTATACGTCTTAAACCCTCATTTAGATGTATCAGATAATTGGTATGTGATTTGTAGCGGTCAAACGGTGAAAGAAGATGCTTTTTGCCCTTATATCGCTCAATTATTTCCGCCGCTTCTGGCTCAACCTTAATACTATAAAGTTTCCCTGTTTTTGCCCTACGGTATTCTATACGACCATCAATGTAGTTTGCAGGTGTTAAGTTAGCTAAATCTTTCATGTTAATACCCACCAAATAAATAATAAGTAAAAACATATCTCGATACTCGCTATCTGTTTTGTTAAGCTGCAAACCCATCATTAGGCGCAGTTTGTCAATTGGTACAACCCTCATTGCTGTTTCTTCTGTTGGTATGTGGAAGTTACGAAAAGCATAGTTTTGGGTAATGCCATCATCTATTGCAAAGTTTATCACATTGCGTAAGTTACGTAAGTGCATAGCACGACTATTGACGCAAAGCCGTGGCATCGAATTTTGAAAGCCGATTATCCATGTTTTGTTAATCTCGTTGAAATGGACTAAATCGGCATCCCCACAATACAAATTTACTTTTTTCAAAGTTTGTTCAAATAACATTTTTGTGCCACCAGTTTTTGTGTCGATCACCTTTCTAAACATTGCGCCTAAAGTTGGAACGCCTACCGTTGGGGCCTCCAAATCCATATTAGCAAGCATTTGGCGAAGTTGGGGAGGCGTAAGTTTTTGCCAAAGCCCCTTTTCTCGTAACTCCAATATACGGTTACTTACTTGCGTCAATAGCATTTGCAGCACGCTATTAATTTTACGTGCGCCTTTGCCTATACATTGTTTTGTAGTGGCATCCCATTCGTCTGACTTCAAAAATATGCCTGTTGCTATATAGATGTTTGTACCATAGCCGACACAGATTTGCACCGGGTACGTACCATCTTTTAATGCCCTACGTGTGTCAAGTCTAATATTTGATTTTGCCATATTGTTTTGCTTTGTCTTTGCTTATTATTTGCTGAAAAATGCGCCCAAATATACCAAAATATACCATAAAAACAGCCACCAACGGCATATTTTTACAATTATTTAATAAACGGGCGTATCTTCTAATTTGCTGATTTTTCCTTATTACTAATTGATTATCAGTATTTTATATGCAAAGAACTAACTATCTAAAGCCATAAGCGGCAGTATTTCTCCTGTAATACAATCTTCTCCATTGTCTTTGTAAATAGGAATTCTATCTAGCACTTTAAACCAATATTGTACTGCTCTAAAATAATATAGAATATGTTTCGTAGAAGTAGGGAGAAAACTACTTGTCAGTGAACTCTTTCCATCTTGTATTTTTAGTTTTTCTATTATCTTTGCAAATAATAGCGATGGCAATTTTGCTATACTATCTGCCATATTTATATTGGTAGTTTCATTATAAGCAATATTTTTAAACAAGAAATTTCTATATTCGTTATACCACTTGTTATATTTTGTTGAATATACAGTATCAATCTTGTTATGCTTATCTATGATTATAGCGAGGAGCATATCAGCACCTTCAAATAATTTAGCTGGTCTCCATGAATAATTACTTATCCAACACTTTTTTCCTGTTTTTATAATGTTTTGTACTGGAGCCATTTTGGTTGCTGATATACTACTATTGGGGATGATCATACCACATATTCCGATATAAGAAAGAATTTGATGACTGCGTTCTATGCAATAAGCGTATAAGTTTGCGCATTTGTACGTCTTATAACTTTCTGATATCTTGTAGAAGTATTTCTTAGCTGTATATACCACATACGGCGGATTGCCAATGATAACATCAAAGCCACCATTGCTATGCATGATATGATAATATTCCGCCAGCCAATGGAAAGGCTGGTGGCTGGAGAGCCATTCTTCATACGAGATGCTGGCATCTGATACCATTGAAGAAAAAAGCTTATGATTCAGCAAGTCATTAAGTTCAGAAAGCTTTGCCTTGAGCTGCATCTTGGACTCCTTAAACTCGCTTGCCTCCTCCTGCGAAGTAAGCTGAAGGTCCTTGAACTGCTCGTAGGCACGAGCCACAACCTCCATCTCCAATTCTACCTTGTCCTTGAACTCCTGTTTAGCAAATATGTCGCCATAATTCAAGTCATTATCCAATTCCTTTTCCGTAGCATATCCCACCAAAGTATTGCCGCAACGAATGTTGAAGTCGATATCCGGCAACGGATCCAGACCAAGATTATCAAGTCTTGGATTTACTTCCACTACCGCCACCATTTTCAGGAACAGACGCAGCTTGGCAATCTCTACAGCCTCTTCCATGATATCAACGCCATAGAGGTTGCGGAGAATGATACTCTTATAGATAAAGTACTGAATGTTACTGCGATACTTCTTGCTAATCTCTTCAAGTTCAGCAACGAATAACTTCTCGTTCTTCTGGTGGAACTCCTCCATGCGGGTAATGCATATTTCATACAATGGTTCCAGGATATTCATAGCTGCAAACAGGAAGGCGCCACTGCCGCAGGTAGGGTCTAGGATAGAGACGTGCTGCATTGCATGATAGAAATGCTCTACCAAGAGATGGTCTTCCGTATGTAACAATAAATCGTATGTAAACTGACGGATATCGAGATTGTAGGTGATGAAATCGTTGATTTCGTGAATCTCGCCAGCAGTAATCTTCTGCAGCAGATCATCGCAGCGCTGGAATCGCTCGATGGTTTCTCGCCATATCTCCGTAGGCAGATTGAATGGCTCCGGAGTGCGCTCGTTCCAATGGCTTCTGCGCTCCAGAAGTTGAGGGCGGGTGGTATCCACACCTTCAGCTATCTCACTCGGGATGAACGAGAGCCAATCTGCTGTATATCCGTGTTTAACGGCATCATAGATGTATTTGTCGCCGCTCTGCTGCAGGGTTTGCCAGATGTATCCCTTTTCCTTGAAATCCTTCTCAGAGGTGGTCTTCTTAACGCTGTCGAAAAGGAAGGGCAGGATGCAGTTCTTGCCTATGTATTCCGTAATGTCTTCCTTGGTGTAGTAGGCTCCCATCTGGGCACGGTCGTTGATGTATTGCTCAAAAATGTAGCCCAGCACGTCGGGGTTGATGTCTTTTCCCGATGCCGTGATGCGAGTATCCAGATGCCAGCGCCATTTATCGAAGAAATCGAAGAGGTGAAGGAACGCCTCATCATCGATGTCAATATCCTTGAACATCTTTTCGATGTCGTGAAAATCGAACATGCCTCCGTTCAGATAGGGTATGCGGCCATATTTGCTGAGGAAAGCCTCGTTACGCTGGTGTCCATTCAGTCCTTCATGGAAGAGGTGTATCAGGAACCCCTTGTAGAATGACTGGAAGAATTCGTTCTCGCCACGCTCTCGCTGCACCATGCTGAGCTTGTCGCGCAGATAGTTCTCGTTCATATCCAGGAAACCTTTCTTCTGGATAAAATAACAGAACATCAGGCGGTTGAGCATCACGGATGCATACCATTGCTTCTCCTTGTTCTTCTTGTCGTCGGCTATCTCGTCGTTGATGCCTGTGATATATTTCACAAACTGGGTATGCTCTTTCTTGAATCCTGCGTAGAAATCCTTTGTTATCTTCTCTGAATTCACCATGAAGGCTCCCTGGATGCGCTGCTTCACATCCATGATGGTGGTGTCTTCGTTAAGATCGAAGCTCAGGTCGGGAATCTTGGTGTAGAGAAACTCTGCCTGGGCAACGCTGGCATACTCGATGGTTACGATGTCGCGCTTTTCCACTTTGTTTACCGGGGCAACCCACTGGTGGTGGAAGCCCTGCTGCTCTATGTAGATGCAGATGTAGTCGTGGGCTTGCTGGCGCAGTTTGATGTCTATCTTCTTGCAGGTTGAAGCTGTCGGTATCTTCTCTACCAGGCAGGTAAGTATCTGGAAACCATTGCGCTCGGCAATGGCCTCCATCTCGTAGTCTGTATCGTCTATGTGGGACACGAGGATGTCTGTCATGCCCTTGGGGTTGTTCCATCCCATTTCTGTGACGAACAGTTCCTGGAAACTGGCTTCCTGTATATATTGATTGAATTCTTTTCTTGTCATGTCTTGAATTATTATGAATGTGATTCGCTCCATCTCAAACCCATCGAACAGATGATTTTCGGCTCTTTGTTGGAGTTGGTATCTTCGTCGATGATGCAGAGTTGGTTATTTTTGCGCATGTCGAGCACATACTCCACCAGGTCGTCGTTGCTCACGTTGTTCTGTCGCATCATTCTTCCCAGATTAAACTTGGCTGTTTCCTGGAGCGGATAGTTGTAGATGTCGTTGATGGCATACTTCAGCTCTTCCTTGTTCTCATCGGAGAAGAAGAGATCTACAGGCTTTTCGTAATATCGCTCCAATCGCTGGATGATCTTGTAGCGGGTACTGAATCTGCTGCCCAGAATGCCGCCTACATGCGTGTTCTCGTCACCTATGTTGTCTATGGCTTTCTTCACCAGGTCGTAATGCAGGTCGACTGGTTCCACATTCGGCTCGGCGGCATCGCATTCCATGGCCTGGAGAATGCGTTTCTGCGACTGGCTCACGATTTCGCCCTTGCTGTTGTACCAGGAAAGCACATCGAATCCGCTTCGTGTCTGGGCGTAGGTGATGACGCCATCGTTCAGCCTGTCGGTAGTAGCCTTGGTGGCATTGATCATGTTGCTCAGGTGTGGGATGATGCGTTTCAGTTCGGGTTTAGCATCGGTGGCATTCTTCCATATCTGGTATGCCTGTGAAGCCAGGTCCACATCGTTGTCATCCACATCGTCGAGCGAGCCGCTCTTTTCGTTATACATATCTCGCAGGTTCTGCTCGTTGCCCTCGAAGAACACCTCGTCGCTTCCCACTACGTTGGCTGCCTCGTTGATGCGGTCGTTCAGGCGCTTGCGCAGTTTGATTACCTGTTCCACACCGTCGGCAGGGAAGAAGGAATAGCAGACGATGTGGTCGCTCTGCTGTCCGATACGGTCCACACGTCCGGCTCTCTGAATGAGTCGGATAATCGCCCATGGCAGGTCGTAGTTGATGATGATATACGCATCCTGCAGGTTTTGACCTTCGCTCAATACATCGGTAGCGATGAGGATTCGGCTCTGCTGGTCGGTAGGATAGCTCTTCTCGTTGCTCACTGGCGAGAAATGTTCCACGATGCTGGTGGTGTTCTTGCTGTCGCCCGTAGCGATGTCTATCCGTTCTACATTCTTCTTGCGGAGTTGGCGGCAGAGATACTTGGCGGTATCGGAGTACTGGGTAAAGAGCACTATCTTGTCTTTCGGATAGGTTTCTGTTACGAGCTTGTACAGTTCGTTGAGTTTCTGGTCTTCCTTCGTTTTCCATTGTCCGCAGAGCTGAATCATCTTGATGATGCATTGGCAATCTTTCTTGAGATTCTGCTTGAGTGTTCGCTTGAAGTACTTGCTGTTGAGCCAGTTTACATTATTCTTCTGCATCAGCAGTTCATAGTGTTTCTTGGCTTTCTGCTCGTAGTATTCCATATCGGTAGGGATGATGAGGTCATCGCTGTCCTGGTTATCATCATCCGTATCAAACATTCCGTTGGCATCTTCATCTTCCACGAAATCATCGGGTAGGGAGTTTTCGTCCCCGATAGGCAAATTGAGCTTATTGTCTATGGCATAGAGGAAGATGGCGTTGCGCAGAATGTGGCGCTTCAGGGTGAGCAGGAAGGCGAAACCGCTGCTGTCCATTCGCTTGAAGAAGGTGCTCTTGCAGAATCCCATGATGCGCTGACCAGCTTTTGAGAGGTTCTCGATGAGCTGTTTCTCGGCTCGGGATGCTTCTTCTGCCTTGGCTTCATTCAGATATCTGGTAAGCCCATAGCGTGGCAACAGGAGTTCTTCCATCATCGCTACCATTTTTTCTGAGTAGAGACGGCTATACTGGTCGCCCTGTTGTGTCTTGAACTTCAGGGCTTTCGGTATGCGGTCGGGGAAGTACGATTTGCTTCCATCCGGGAACTGCAGGTATTTCCGGCCATTGCTTTCGTCTGTCAAGGCAAAGTTATCCTTGATGAAGGTGCGGGTGCGACGAACCAGGAAGAGTTTCATCAGTTCGCTCCAATCATCAGTCTTATCGCTTTGTTCAAACGACTTGATGCTGCGGATGTGGATGTCGCTATGCTTGCGCTGAAACTCTCGTTCGCCTCCCAGACTTTGGATGTAAGCTTCTGGGCGTATGCCAAGGTCCTGGTCGTCGCTCAGGAAAAGTTTCAGCTGGTTGGCCAGGTCGGAGAAGTCTTTGTTGTATGGAGTAGCGGTAAGCAGCAGGGTTTTGCAATCCAGTTTATGAATCAATTCCTGAATGTTGTGATATCGCTTTCCGCTGCTGTTGCGCAAGTTATGGCTTTCATCTACGATAATCAGTCGGTAGTTCCAGGTATTCTCTACATCAATGGGTTTCTGCATCGAGACGATGTCTGCCTTCAGATCGTATTTCTGTTTGTATTTAGCCCACATGTCCTGCAGGTTGGCTGGACAGATGATGAGGGTGCTGCTGGCGTAGGTCATCTCATAGATTTTGGCGATGGCGCAGGCGGTGATGGTTTTTCCTAAACCCACCACATCGCCTATCATGGCTCCGTTTCGCTTGTCGTTGTTCAGATGCTTGGCTGCAATCTTCACCGCATTCTGCTGGAAATCGAAAAGGGTGTTGCGGAATTCGGGCGGAAGTGTAAACTCCTTGATGCCCGAACGTGCCTCCTGACTGAGATGATACACCGTCTTGAGATAAATAAAATAAGGTGGGATATCTTCTTCGCCTGCCCAACTGTTGTCGATGGCATCAATCAGTTCTTTGGTGATGTCGATGCAGAACTTGTCGTTCCATCTTGCATCAAACCATTCTGACAGTTTTTCAGCGCTGTCGCTATCAGCAAATTCTGCATTCAGCTCTCCCTGTCGGGTTAATCCAGAATAAGTGAGGTTGCTGCTTCCCATGATGGCCTGGATGGGGTTGAAGTTATCGTCTGGTCGATGTGCTAGATATAGCTTGGCATGGAGTGGTTCTCGGAGATAGAGTTTGACGCATACTTTCTCTTCCTTCATCTGAGCGGAGAGTCGGCGGAGCGTCCATTCGTCATTCTTCGATGGGAGTCCCAGCAGGAGCTGCTTCTTGAAGTCTCGGGCAATGGCTATTCTGCATTTCTGCACATACTCGGCATCGGGCAGTTGTTTCTTGCCGGAATAGAGACTTCGAACGAGGTCTTCGTCTGGTCGGTGCATACCGATGAGGAGTCGGCAGGTGCGGAATATGCGGTCGTTCTGTTCATATACGAAATCACCGGATAGCTGATCAACCTCATTGACAATAAGGTTCCAGCCACGCAGGTTGAAGTAACCCACGCAGAAATCAACGCGTTTTACGCCCACGTTGGAAATAATGCCCTGGAGCCCATCGGTGAACTTGGTTTCCAGGTTGTCATAGATACGAGCCATGTGATTGCTGTTTATAGGGTACAACAATCTCTAGCAGTTTCAATCTTTAGATTTGTTTGCATAATTGGTAGGAGCTTTAAATCTTGTTACTGAAATCTGTAAAATTCTCAAAATGTCTTTTCGGGGGAATAAAAAGAGCGTACCCGTCATCTCGTTGTATTCCTAAACAAGGCTGCTCCTACCACAGATGGCCCAACTACGAAATACAAGAGATGAGGGTACGCCATATCATGGCGCACCGTCTCATACTGTACGTTCGTAGTTTGAATTTTGCTTTGGTAGGAGCTATTCTGTTTAGAACTTCCAGTCGAATCGATACGAATCTAATCGTTAACCCACGAAAATAGAGCAGGTTTGGCATTTGCCTCGCCATACTTGGGGACAAAGGTACTACAAAATCCTGGATTGACAAAAAAATAATCTCATTTTTCTTTGCGATTTCTAAATAAAAGCGTAACTTTACACCAAAGTTAATAATAAACTTTGGAATTATGGTAGGTATATCGATTTTTGTAATAATCTTGACTTATGTCACATTCGGATCTTTTCTCTGTAACAATCGAGAATACCGTTACAGGAGATAAAAAAGACACTCTGCAACAGAAACAAAAAATATTTGATTTGGGATGCCAATGACATAGCCTATAAGTTCTATAATAAAGAGCGGGAAATTATTCAGGCAGCACAGAATGATACAGATGGAGCATGTATGGTTCAAGAAAAGCCCTGCATGACCAAAGAAGAAATACTTTCGGGTTTTGACAAAAGCTAGCTAGACACAAACGGAATTGCATAGGTTAGCGCTTACGTCCTTTACCAAATAACTCAGAATGTAAACCTAAACGAACCAATTCAATTGTGTCATTTTCTTTATCAAACCAAATCAAAAGTGTGTCATTCTCAATATGGCATTCCATAAAGTTCTTCCAGTTACCTTTCAAAGGATGAGGATTATACTCTTCTGGTATCTGATTACCTTCTGCCAAAAGCTTAACTACCCCCATAAGCGTTGCTATAAATTCTTTATCATTCTTAAAACGCTTATAATCTTTCTTGAACTGTGAGGTCTTTCGAATTTCTTTCATAAGCTCTATTCCTCCATTGATGCCATGAAACTTTCTAAGCTATCTACCCGAACTACACCTGCATCATGACCACTTTCTGCCTCTTTCATTGCAGCCAATGTTTCTGCGTTTGGGACGTCTTCCATGGCAGCACTCCTAGAGATAGGGGAGTCCGAAACTATTTTAACGCCTTTCATAAGAGAGAGAACGTTCTTTAATTGCTCCAACAAAGATGGACTATCTATTTGTAATGTCAACTGTGCCATAACTTAATATTTATTTTTGCAGCAAAGATAAGGGTTTTCTGTGAAACCACCAAATTTTTAGTCGAGTTTTTGATTCATGGTTCTATTCTCGCAGATTTTTGGGGAGCAGCTCGGTCTCTGTGTGGGGCGGGACAAGTGGCAAAGGTGGTAAAATTCTAATGTTATCGAATATGAAACAAGCCTCTTTTGAGGTTGGTTTAAGCCTTACGTAACGTTTATTTCAGGCTTAAACCAACTCCAAAAGAGGCTTGTTTCAATTGGTAGGGAGATGCTTTTGAGGGGCAAAAGAGCCCTACTTCCGATGAAGGAGCTTCTCGATGATGTGGCAGTTGAGCTGCTTGCCGATGAACTGCATGTAGTAGTGCGTGATGCTGTCGGGCTGGATGTCGCGGCGACGCTCCATGTTGCGAAGCTTGCTCAGCTGTGTGGAGGGATGGTTCGGGGGCTTCGTGCCGATATGGGTGAAGAAGTCACGGTACAGACGGGTGAGAGGGATGTCTCGCTGCCATTCATCCACCGGACGGTCCTGATTGGCATTATACACCAGTTCTATCAGCCAGCGCTGAGGACAGCGCCAGGTATATTGAGCAGGACTCTGACTCATCAGCCAGTGATAATCTTCCACCAGCTGCTGGTGGGCCTGCAGTTTCAGATTGCGATATTCTTCGTTCGTCATAATTCCAAGAGATTTTACGGAACTTTCGCATATCAGGAAGCTAAGGAGTAAAGGAAGTTAAGGAGTTAAGACGTATGTCTTGCAGCTTAAAAACTACGCCCAAAAGACTGTTGTCTTAACTCCTCAGCGACCGTAGGGAGCGATAACTCCTTTAACTCCTGAACTTGCGAAACTAGAATGTTTTAAAAGATTCCTATACCGCCCACGGCTCCACATCCTTCGGCAGTATCTTGCGCTGAAGGCGCTCGGCGATGCAGTCTTCCTCCGAATTGCGCTCGTCATACCTGCCGCACGGCTGGCGAACATACAATACCTTGCCCGGCTGGCAGAACTCCTGATCTCTCACCTTCAGCATTTCTACGATGGTATACGACTTGCCCTCTTCCGGCTTGTTCATGCGCCTTACCGTGAACAGGAAATCGGCGAGGTTAGCCCACTGGGCACTGCCCGCAATGGAATAGATGTCGAGCGGAGGAAACGACTCATGACCGTCCTTGTACTGGATTCTCGGATGAGCCACCACTATCGTCCATACCCGTCGGGCACGGCTCCATGCCTGCAGCTTCGTCAGCATCAGTCTCACCTTCTCCGTCTCCGTGGCTCGGCTGCCGCCCTCCGTCATGTCGATAAATACGTACGGGTCTATCACCAGGAAGTCGAGGCCGTGTTTGCGCATGTCGCGCTCTGCCATCGCTATGATGTAGTCGCTGTCGGGCAGGCGCGTCTTCGTGTCGAAATCCACCATGTGCTGCGTCAGGTAGCTGATAACCTTGCTGTTCACCTCCCTGGCATCTCTCTCCTCCATAGTCTGGTCCATGCTGGCGGTGTCTTCCACTCCCAGTGCCACCCTCGCTATCTCCCTGACGTGCTTCGCCTTGACTGGTTTTTCGAAGGAGAAGAACGCCACGCGCTTCTGGCGCTGGAACATCAGATGAGCCATCATGCAGTTCAGGAAATCAGTCTTTCCGGAGTTCGGGATGCCCGTCAGGATGATGAGTCCGCCGTCGGAGGTAGGGTGGAAGATGCGGTCGGTGAGCATGCCCATGCCCACGTCATATCCCTTGTCGTAGTTGCCCATCATCACCTCCAGAATATCGGGTTCGTGCTGGTGCAGGTCGTAGATGTCCTGCGCCGCCACGTCTTCCGCTTCCTGTATGATTCGCCTCACCTCGTTGGCTCCGAAGGCGGCATAAACGTCGCTGATGTCCTTGCGGTTGCCGGAGAGATGCACCACCTTGGCGCGTGCGGTATAGGCGTTGAGCAGCGCCTTCACCATGCCTCTGCCGGGGCGGTCGGTATCTCCGCAGATGATGATTTCCTCCACCTGGGCTATCCATTCTTCGAAGGCCTCGTGGCTCTCGTCGATGTTGGTCTGGGCGCCGTTGGCGATGCTCAGCACGTAGGGAAATCCGCAGCTCATCAGCGTCAGCCGGTCCTTCTCGCCCTCGGTGATGATGAGCTGGCTGACGGGTTCGGCATCGGGACGGATGGGGTTGATGCTGTCGATGCCGTAGGGGGCGCAGGGCTTGGTGGGCGACTCCTGTGCGAAGTCCTTGGACCATTCTCCGGTGATGGGGTTGAGGACGACGGAGCGGAATTTCACGTTGATGATCTTGCCGTCCAGATAGTTGCAGTAGGCGATGGCTGGGACGAGGGTGATGCCGTGAGGGTCTTCGCTCTTCTCGTCTTCGGCTTTCTTGTGCATGTAGGCGCACATCACTCCCGCTTTCTTCACCGTTTCGGGGTCCAGTTTCATCGCCTGTATGTAGCTCTTCACCTGGTTCTGCAGGGTTTCAATTTCCTTGGGCTGGAGCAGGGGGCGTGCCTTGGGACAGGTGATGGCGAGCTGGGGCGAGTGGAAATGCTCCAGGAACTGCTGGCGTTCCTCGTCGCTTTCCAGGGGGTAGATGGGGTAGAGCCAGGAGCGCACCTCCTCGTTGATTTCCTTGTAGTCGCTGGATACCATGGGCACGTAGTTCTTGTCCTTCTGCTGGTTGGCTTTCTGCTTGCTGGCTCTGGCGTAGTAGGCTCCGTCGATGCGTGAGGATTCCTGGTGGTTGAGGGCTTTCATCTCCTCGAGCATGCCGCTGCAGTTGCATCTCCAGCAGTGGAAGTATCCGTTGCTTCTTTTCACGAAGCATCTGCGGCTGCTGCATTTGGGGCAGGTAACCTGCACGTCGAGTCCGCCCTTGGTGATTTGTTTGATGGCGTCGGTGGTGATGGCCTGCAGGTTTTTCAGGTTTACGGGTTGCTCTTCGGCATTCCCGGAGTTCTCGTTTGTGGCGTCGATGTCATCGGAAGCTTTTTGGGCGATTCCGTTGTGCTGCTGTTCGTACTCGAGATAGAGCTTTCTTTTTTCATCAGGAATCTTTTCCTTGATTTCGGGGAAGTCGGTAGCGTAATATCGTGGCTTCTCATTGTGAAAATCTTCTTGTTTCATAGGTTGATATTGAATTTGCGTTTAATGATTGTTGTTTTTAGGCACGGATTACGCGGATTTTTTTCTGTGATTATAGTCGCTTTACTTACATTAGCGTCATAAATCCGTGCAATCCGTGCCTTATCTATGTCCTGGGCTACTGGTTCCACTTCTTGGCAAACTTGTTCCATGCTGCGGAATCCGAAGGTCTTGGCGGTGCCTCATTCGGTATTCGGATCTGCTTGATGGTTCCGTCTTTGTTTCTGACGTCGTAGAATCTCTGTTCCGTTGCCTTGTCCTGGTATTCGTATGCGGAGACAGGTCGGTTCTGTCGAATCATCTCTGCAGCGTGGTGCATCAGGTAGAGGCGGGTATCGCTGACGGCAGCAGAAATCTTCTTCTGCATGAAATCTTTTTGGATGAGATTCTTGATCCAGATACTTCGCCATTCCAGCTTTAGAATCTTCAGCATCGTAACACTGTGCTCCTGCAAATAAGGGTAGAGGTAGGCGTTGAAGAACCGTGTAGTAGCCATCGTTACCGGGCATGCTGCCTTCATGTCGACGAAGAGTTCCGGCATCAATTTCAACGTCTGTTCATTGATTGGTGCTACAATGGTGGCGTATGCGTCCGGATTGGTTCCGATATATGTGAGAAGTTCCTTGGCAGCGGCATCAATAACCTTCTTCTGTTCGGCTGAATACGAATCGTACTGATTCGCTTTTTGAGCAAAACGGTTTCCGATTATATTATTATCTTTCTTTTTAATATTTTTCTTTATATATAAATTATTATAATTATATAATCCGACGCCGTTTTGCATGTTTTCGTTCGAATTTTCGTCCGAAATCTGCTCGTTTTCCACCTCATTTTCCTTCGCCACATGCCAGATAGGAGAGTAGAAAGCCATAAGATTCTGCTCGCTATGATAGCACCTTTTGTCCTTCCAGATGAAGCCGAATCCCGTACTTTTCAGTATAGCCTCGATAAAGCTGTGACGGCTATGGAAGTTCATTCCCTTAGCTATCTGACCGAACATGTTTCGGTCGTACACTTTGTCGAGATTCATCCACGCCGGTTCCCCGAAGTAGAGCAGCAGGATCTTGCGGATATTGGAATCCGTAAGTCCATTCGTATGCCATGTTGCCATCAGTCTGCGTATCAGTTTGATGTCAACTGTAGTAGTGAGCGGCTTGATAGTGAAGTCGTTCTCGGCACAGTATCCCGTGCCTCCGGAATTGTCATTTGTTTGTGTTGTCATCATAATTCAGTTTATTTATAAATTTGTATAAGATTGATAAAAATCATTACAGGCATTCATCGCTTCGTCTATATCCTTCAGATCTTCCACTAGATACTGTCCGAAGCTTCCGAATGCTGCGATAAACTCGGTTCTCAGCTGTTTCTGCTGGTCGGTATCATCTATTCTGCATACTGCATAAGGACAGGTTTTCTTCTTGGTCATATGCAGTAATGCTTCATGCTTGTTCAAGTCTGGAATGAGCGTGATAATAGTGATAGCCAATCGTTTAGCCATGTTCTGATGAAGTACTTTGTCAGTATTGCATTTCAGAATTTTTCCTATCTGTCCATTTCCCATTCCAGCCCTCTTGGTGATAGTGCCTCTACAGATATTGTTCAGTTTCAGAATCCTCAGTATAAACTGTATGATTCTATCCGTCTGTGCTCTTTCAGCCTTCCAGTCTATCATATAAGCTGGCGATTTCTCTGCTTTTTCAGCATCAAAATTATTGAAAATATTCTCTGCCATGTTCTTTTGTTAGTTGTTCTATTTTTTATTCTTTTTATCTACTGCAAAGTAACAAAAAATAGCTGAACCGGCAACGATTCTTTCCACTTCCCCCTCTAGGGGCGTAAGTGGAAAAAATAATTTTGAAGGATGTCTGGTTATCCCGAAAAGGGGATATTTGGTTGGATACAACCTCTTCTCTATGGCTTGCCACGCTCGACATAAACACGTCGATAGAACCCGTATTGATGATTGAATATTTTAAGTCCCACAGATTTCACAGATTTACACAGATTTTTTTTCTCGAACATCAGAATGAAATCTGTGTAATCTGTGAAATCTGTGGGACTTTTGAATAATATCTCTGTGGGGTAGAGGTAAAGATGAGTCGCGATTATTATGCAATGGCAGGAACCATCGGACCGTATAGGACGACAGGCAAACTGTTAAGAAACCTCCATATATTCAGTGAAAGTTCAAAATCTATTTGATTTTTCAACATGTTCTGAAACTTTTCCCCGATTTCCTTGCGTGTTTCAAAATAAAAACTTATCTTTGCGGTAGCGTTTTAAAAAGATATTATAAATCAATACTCATTAATAAATTATATGATTATGATGGATTTTACTTTATCAAATTGTAAGGACTTGGATGTTCGCAAGGGTACTTGCGGCATCACGAAGCGTTTTGCCATCCTGCTGGTCATGATGGTTATGATTACGAGCAAAGCATTGGCTGGTGCCAGCTTTGAAGTGATTGATGGTTTTAAGTATATACTGGATTCGGATACTAAAACGGCAACTCTTGCGGAAACAAAGCTGTATGGCGGGGATATTGTGATTCCTGAAAGTGTGAAAGCGAAAGATGGAAATGTTTATAAGATTACCATTATAGGGGATAAATGTTTCTTTTGGAAAAATTTTACTTCCATTACCATCCCGTCTACGGGCATGAAAACGAAATGTACAAAGAGCCTATGAACCTGAAAAGAGGGAAAGGCGTGTATATGAGGGAGTTACGAGAGTGTGGAGGGAGAACAGAGGATAAAACGAAATGTGCAAAAGGTTGAATCGGGTTTAATTTGGGTTTAATTCTGTTTAGGGAAGCGTTTAATCTGGGGCGAATTTTGAACGAGGCGCGGTTTAATTTGGTTGAATTGAGAGCGGGCAAAGGTGGCGACGGGGCTGCTTTTGGTCGCTTTTTTCGTGTGTGGACGTTTCTACGGGGCGCGGTGGGCAGATGGAGGGGCGAGAGGGAGAAAGGACGGGAGAAAGGCTTAAAAGGGGCAAAGGCGGGGCGCAGAGGAAAGAAAAGAGGGCAAAAGAGGTGGAAAGGCGGGCGTTTGGGCGTGTTTTGGAGCTATTTTTGGCGCGCGTGGGGGCTTTGACGGGGTGCAGCTGCATGATGCTCAGGGCTGGGCGTTTAAATGGTGCATAAACAGCGTTTAAATGGTGGTTTATCGGTGGCCAGAAAGGAGACCAAACGGTGCAGGGTGGCGGTGGCTGAACCCTGCACTTTTCGTTTGTTTTTAGCCGTTGGGTGGACTGTTGGGTGGACAGTTGGGAGGACATTTGTGTCCCGAATATTACCCCTAACTATCCTTTTGAGCATCAAAAGGCGGCTTTTGGGCGAGAATACACCCCTTTAATTACCATTAAACGCAGAGGCTAAGAAATGGCGCAAGCTCTTTATTTATCGGTGTTTCGCGGTGTTTAACGGGTGTTTAACGGCAAATGAAGCATCGTTTTTTTTATTCGGTGCGGATTAAGCCCATAACTATGGCTATATGATAGACGGCACGGCGCGGAATCTGGAATGGCTTATAATTTTCGTTTTCAGATACCAGCGTAATGGTTTCGTCGTCGGTGCCCTGCTCTACCTTTTTAATAAGCGCGCCTTGGTCGGTGTCGAGGACGTAAACCTTACCCCACTGGAAGAACAGGTCGGTCGGGGACAGCATCTTGCACGCCACCATATCACCAGAGAAATAACGTGGCTGCATGGAGTCGCCGCGTACATATATAAGAAAATCGGCATTTTTGAAAGCTGGCACGACATAGTGGTCACATTCCTGCAAAAGAATGGTTTGGCTACCCGTGAAGCAACCCGCCATTGCTTCTACTGGAATGAGCGGAATGCCCGTCCCGTCCTTTGTTGGCTTTATTCCCTTAGAGCTTTTAAGCATATCACCTTTACCAGTAATAAGCCAGTCGATGTTTATTTCCGCAAGTGCGGAAACTTTCTCTACTACATCAAAAGACGGTTTCCCCTGTCTTTTGCCCACAATATTGTCAACAACAGACGGTGTTACGCCTATTGCGTTTGCAAAGGCACTCTTATTTCCTTTGAATAAAGTGCCAATTATCTGGTCAAATCTTTCGTTTATAGTCATAATTTTAATAAAATTTCCACAAATGCGTAAAATAATTGCCGAAAAATTTGGTATTTCCGCAAATGCGTATTATCTTTGCAGCCGTGTTAAGTATAACACAGCGGCCAAAGATACAAAAAAAGGCCGAAAATAACGAATTTTATAACTTAAAAGTTAATAAAGCAATGAATATTAAGGAATTTAGAACCCTAACAGGGCAGGAAGTTACAGAAAACGAGTTCGAGGACATCAACAAGCTGTATATGGCCACGGGCAACATGGACAAACAGACGTTTTGCGGTCTGTGGAAGAAAAACGACCTTTTCCGCATCGCGTTGGAGGTGGAACGCAACCTGTCCGCAAAAGTCACCTTTGCGGAAAAGGTTCTCGCCAACAAAGAGCAAGAGCTCGACGACATGGCAGACCAACAGGCAGCAGAGCGCGAGGACATGAGCCACGCGGCCGACGTGCTTCTGGCGGTAGATGAAGCCGACGACAACGTGGACGCTTACGAGGCAGCCATTGAGCTGGTGACACGCCGCGAAGTGGTGGAGCGCAAAGTTCGCATGGGTTTACGACTGAGAGAGGAAGACAAAAAGTATATTTTGAACCATTTAAACAAGTAAAGATATGGAAGCAACAAGAAAGCAAATCGAGGTAACGAAAGAGGTACGCGCTGAGATTAAGAAAGCGTTTAAGTGCTCAGATATGACACTGTGGCGCGCGTTGAACTTTAGCAACGACACGCCCACCAGCCTGCGCATCAGAAAGTTTGCGAAGCAGAAGGGCGGCGTGCTGCTTCTGCTCACCCCTGCCACTGAGACGATACACGACGCGGACGGGTATATGCGCCAGTATTTCGAGAACGGCGCCATGCTGGAGGCCGACAAAGACACTGGCACGGTGCAGGTGTTTGACGCGGACGGCAACGTGCGCCGCGAAGTGAAGCACTGCACGATCGAGCAGCTCTATGTAGAACAAACCTTTGCGGGAGGGCTTTAAATGGAGTATTACGGTAACACGCTTTGTATTAGTCACACAGAGCTAACAGCTGGCATTATGACAAATGACAGTTTGTTAAAGCTCGCGCAACGCGGCAAGGTAGAACGCGTTCGTCGTGGCTGTAATGGTACTCCTGCGCTGTTTGCCGTCGATAGCCTGCCCCTAAAATACCGTACAGAGGTTTACCGCCGCTACCCCGACGCGCAGGAAAAGGCGGACAGCAAGCCATTTGTGGAGGCGATAGAGCCAGACGGCGAGGCGATGCAGTATTATGCGGACTATGTGCTGGCCGACGGGCGGCACCTGAGCAACGAGAAGCAAACGGAATACGCCAACAACTGCGCCATAATGAACGCTTTCAGGCTGTGCATAGACCGCGCGAACAGCCACCGCATCCGCCAAAGCAAGGCGAAGATAAAGCTCGGCGAGTTCTGGACAAAGGCAGCGGCGGCACTGCCCCGCATATCGGACGCATGGCCTAACAGCCTGCCACAGAACGCAAGGAGGCTGCACATGAAGTTCAACGAATACCAGAAGCTCGGCGCGGTGGTATTCATCAGCAAGAAGTTTCAGAACTCGAACGCCGCCAAGGTGGACGACGGGCAGAAAGAGGCCGTGCTCACGCAAATGATAGCACACCACAACAACCTCGACAACACCATGGTAGCCGAATACTACAACAAGGTGGCGGACATGCAGGGCTGGGAGCGGATAACCGCCAGCACGGTGGGCGTGTGGAAAGAAAAGCTCGACCTCGTGACGGCAGCGGGCAGACGCGGCGCAACGAACTTCAGGAACGAGAGGAGCATGCAGGTGAAGCGGCGGAGACCAAGCGCGGCGTTCCTTATGTGGACGCTGGACGGCTGGGACTGCGAGCTGCTCTACCAGACAGTGAGGGAAGACGCGCAAGGCCACCACGTGACCACCTACTCGAACCGCCTGTGCTTGGAAGTGGTGCTCGACCCCTGCTGCGACTACCCGATAGGCTACGCGATAGGCACGCACGAAACGCCCGCCCTCATCACTGAGGCACTGCGCAACGCGGCACAGCACAGCGCGGAGCTGGCGGGGCAGATGCTGAGAGCCAACCAGCTGCAATGCGACCACTACGGCATCAAGGCCATGACCCCGCTCTATCTCGCCATGGGCGACAAGCTGACACCCGCGAGAGTGAAGAACGCAAAGGCAAAGCCGGTGGAGGCATACTTCGGGTACCTGAACAAAAACTACTGCCAAAGGTGCAACAACTGGTCGGGCTTCGGCATCACGACCGACCCGAAGAAGCAGCCGAACAGCGAGGCACTGAACATGTTGCGCCACCAGTTCCCCGACGAGGAGGGAGTGAGACAACAGATACACGCCATCATGGCGGCGGAGCGACAGAAGAAGCACGCGCAAATGATGCAGATGCTCGCCAACCTGCCCGCCGAAAGACGGCTACCGCTGACAAAGGAAAACTACCTGCTCTACTTCGGCGACACGACGGGACAGACAAACGCCATTTGCGGCGGCGGGCTGAAGCCTACCCTGCTGGGCGTGAAAAGGGAATACGACTCGTTCGACCTGACATTCAGGCAGCACGCGGGCGAAAAGTGGCGGGTGCTGTATGACCCGAACGACCTAAACCAAGTCTTAGCCGTGAACGAGGACGGAACGCTGCGCTACATGCTCACCGAAAAGTATGTGCAGCCCATGGCTCTGGCAGACCGCACGGAGGGCGACGCAAGGGAGCTGCAAAAGGTGTTCGACTACAACGACCGACTGGAGGCGCACGTGACCGACCAACTGGCCGAAGCCTACCACAAGACGGAGGAACTCATCGCCGACAACCCACGGCTGGGCAACGTGCTGAACCGCTTCTGCCTGTGCGACAGCAGAGGACAACACAAGCTACCGCGCGAGGAAAAGAGGCTCGGCATAGAGAGCACCAAGGTGGTGGCGGCAGAGGCGCGGGAAATACCGACAACGCCAAAGGGCAGCGACGCGGACGACTACTCAATATTTTAAGTAACAAACAATAAAAAATAACAGCAACATGACAAAGGACGAAAAGGTACAGATAGCAGAACGCCTGAAAAGTTTCTGCGCACAGAAAGGCAGCCAGAACAAGGCAGCCAAGAGCATGGGCATCAGCTCGGCGACGCTGAGCAAGGTATTGAACGGCGACTGGGACACCATAAGCGACGACATGTGGCGAAGCATCGCGGCACAGACGGGGCACGATGCGACGGCATGGCAGACGGTGGCGACCAGAGGCTTTGAGCGCATGGGCTTCATACTGGACAACGCCAAGCAGGAAAGCCTCGCCATAGCCGTGACGGGCGACGCTGGCTGCGGCAAGACGGAGGCCGTGAAGCAGTACACGGCGGGACACGCCGCCACCTATCACCTGTGCTGCTCGGAATACTGGAACCGCCGCACATTCATCGCGAAGCTGCTGCGCGCGTTGGGCAAGGACATGGCGGGCACGGTGAGCGAGCAGATGGACGCGATAGTGGAGGAACTGCAAGCCGTGGAAAAGCCGCTCATCGTGCTGGACGAAGCCGACAAGCTGAGCGACCAAGTGCTCTACTTCTTCATATCGCTTTACAACCAGCTCGAGGGTCAGTGCGGGCTCGTGCTGTGCGCGACCAGCTTCTTGGAGAAGCGCATCACACGGGGCGTGAGGTTCAACCGCCGCGGCTACCAAGAGATTTACAGCCGCATAGGCCGCAAGTTCGTGAAGCTGCAAGTGGTGAACGACGAAGACATCGCGGCGGTATGCAGAGCCAACGGCGTGACCAGCGCGGCCGACATAGGCGCGATAATCAAGGACGCGGACTGCGACCTGCGCCGCGTGAAACGCGCCTGCTGGACTATCAAGAAAGGGGGCAGGGCATGAACGGCGCGGACTTCACGAAACGCCAGCGCATCACCCTCGGCATGAAGACCAAGGAGGCGAGCAAGGCGATGGACGAATGGCTCTACCGACAGGCACCCTGCGACATGAGGGTGCGCAGAGCCAAGACCAAGGGCATGGTGGCGGTGACAATAGAGACCGACCCCAAGGACAAAGACGGCGCGGGGCTTATCTGGGCATCATGGTGCGTGCAGAACCTCGACGGCGTGAAAGTGGACATCAAAGACATATAAACGGCGTATGGCAAGGGCGATAAGTAACAAGAACGTATTACAGGCAAAGTTTGACGTGGCCGACTTCGACGGGGCTTTCCTCGCCAGCTTCGGACGGCCGGAGCTTCGCGGCGAATGGCTGATATACGGCGGCTCGGGCTGCGGCAAGACCACGTTTGTAATGCAGCTTTGCAAGTATCTGACCCGCTTTCGCCGTGTGGCCTACAACTCGCTGGAGCAAGGTCTTTCGCTCTCTCTGCAAAAGGCATGGGAGCGCGTGGGCATGGAAGAAGTGGGCACGCGCATCATCCTGCTGGACAAAGAGAGCCTGAAAGACCTCACGGCGAGACTAAAGAAGAAGCAAAGCCCCGACATCATCGTAATAGACTCGGTGCATTACTGGCTTGGCTTCAAAATGAGCGACTACATGAAGCTGCGGCAGCAGTTCCCCGACAAGCTGTTCATCTTTGTGGCGCATGAGCGCAAGGGCGAGCCGAAAGGCAGCTTGGCGCAAAACCTGCGCTACGACGCTGACATCAAAATAAGGGTGGAGGGCTACAAGGCATTCACGACCACCCGCTACGAAGTGGCAGAACGGCATGAGGGCGGCGCAGACTTCACCATCTGGGAGAAAGGCGCGGCGGAATACTGGGCAAACATCACAACGAAATAAAAAAAAGACTATGGCAAGGGAAAACAAGACAATGGACGAAATACACAGGGGGTTGCTGAAAAAATACCACACCCTCTGCTCGGTGCTCGGACTGAGCGCGGAGGAAAAGAGAGCGATCGCGGAGAGCTACGGCGTGGAGAGCAGCAGGGACATAGACACCCACGACCTCGTGAACATCTGCGCGAAGCTCTCGGAACAGGCCAACCAGAAGACGGGCACGGGCGACATGGACAAACTGCGCAAGCGTGTCATGGCTTCGATAGGCCAGTACCTGAGAAAGAGCGGGCGCAAGAGCAACGCCAGCGTGATAAAGGCGATAGCGTGCAGGGCTACGGCTCACGACGACTTCAACAAGATACCGCGCGAGAGGCTGCGCAACCTCATCGCCCTGTTTAACAACAAGGTGAAAGACAGTGAGGCGGTGGACAAACTGACGGCGGCGGAAGACGTATTAAACAACATGGCGAAGCTGTACGGCGTAATGCCGAAAGGCCAAGCCTAAAATAAAGATAATGGCTTATGTGGTTGAATGAAAGTAACAGAATGAAGCATTTCGCGTATGCGATACCGTGCGGCTTTGTAGGCACGGAGCTGTTTGTGCTGGGCTTGGCGGTCGGCATGGAGTTCAAGGACAGAATGTACGGCGGGCGGTTCGACTGGCTCGACATCGCCGCCACGGTGCTGGGCGGCATCGTGGGGCAGCTGCTGCAAGTGGCGTTAATCATCTTATTGTATAACATCTAAAACAAGCAACGGAATGAAAAAGTATTTCAAGGGTTTGGGCATCGCGCTGGTATATGCGCCGTTTGCCATTATTGGCGTTATCGTCATCGCCACGGGCATGATATTCAAGGCGGCGGGTTACGCGCTGTTTGGCGACTTCCAGCACGCCACGGACGAAATAAGACAAGTAAAGCTGCTATAAACAGCATTAAATAACCATTTAAACAGTATTAAAACAATGGAAACAAAGGACAAAGTAAAGGTCGAAATGACCAAGGAACAGGCCGAAGCGTTCGCAGCGTTTCAGGCACAGCAGAAGAAAGAGGCAGAGGCGAAGCAGCGCAAGGAAGACCGCGAGACCTATGCCAAGATCGTGGACGAGGAAATAGCGGCGGCCATACCAGAGCTGCGCGCCCTGAGCGACCGCATCAAGGCGGTAAAAGCCAAGGTGTACGGCAGCTTCGCGCAGGTGCTCGACATGAAAGCCAACGTGCTGCGCATCACCAAGGACACACAGCGCACGCACACCTTCACCCACTCGAACGGCAAAATGCGCCTGACGCTGGGCTGCAACTGTATAGACGGCTACCGCGACACGGTGGAGGACGGCATCGCCATGGTGAAGGACTACATACAGAGCCTCGCCACCGACGAGAAGACACAGACCCTCGTAAAGGCCATTATGCGACTGCTGAGCCGCGACGGCATGGGCAACCTAAAGGCGAGCCGCGTGTTGCAGCTCAGAAAGATGGCCGACGAGAGCAAGGACGACAAGTTCAAGGAGGGTGTGCAGATAATCGAGGAGGCATACCAGCCGACCATGACCCGCCAGTTTATCCGCGCTGAGTGGAAAGACGAGAAGGGACAGTGGCACATCATACCGTTGAGCGTGACCGACGCGGACACCGACGAAGAAAAGGCGGAGGAAGAAGCAAAAAAAGATTAAGCGTGCCGCCTGTGCATTTCCCCGAAAAGAATACCACAAGACAACACGCCCCGAATTTTGTTAATAAAGCGGTTGCAAAAATAACAAATTTTTTCGGGAAATGTGCAGAAATCACCACAAATCTACCATTGAGCGCATAAAAAAAGTGCGTGCGATAGTAAATCGCTATTATGAGAGTGGCAATAATAGCAGATGTTACAAGGCAGTGTGGCGGCGATATGTGAACCCGCTCTATCCTATGAGCTACCGGACGTTCCTTAGCTATCTGGACATTCCTACACCACCACCCGACAACCCCACACCACTGGAAAAGTCGCTTTTTGACTTTTGGGACGATATGCCAGTTTATCAATCTTGAAAAATTAAGGCTGCATCGAAATGGTGCAGCCTTTTTTTTGTCTTCATCAGACGCGGTCGATAATGTCCATGTCGGTGAGCGGCACGGCTCTGCATGGTCGCTTTGCGGTGGCATCCACGGCGTGGGTCTGCCACCTCTCTATGTTTTCCATGAGCTCGCCGTGGTTGTGGTTTGTCGCGCTGGCGGTGAGCATGAAGCAGCCGAAGCCGTCGCCGCTCAGTCCCTGCATGGCGGCGTTCACGCGGTCGATAAGGTCGAAATACTGGAGGGCTATGTCTATGCGCTTGTCGGCCGCGCCAGCGGTGTAAGCCTGCCAGCGCGTGACGACATGGAGGCGCACGGGAATGTCGGCATCCCTCTGCCAGTTGCTGAGCTGGTGAACCTCGTACTGCTCGAACTCAATGAAGACGGCGGGCAAAGGCCACGGCACTGAGGTGGAGACCTCGACGACGTGCTCGTTCCAAAGGTCGATAAACTTAACGTCTGGGCACCGCTCGGCGATACGCTGGGCGATAGCCTTAAAAATCTGCTTTCTCATTTCTTCTTAATTCTACTGCTTATAAAGTTGGACATACTGAGGCTGAACGCTTGGAGGTTGTCGTCGATCACGTCCTTAATGAGCTGCTGGGTCTCTTTGCCGTCGCCTATGAACTGACGCTGCGGCATATTGAACCGCCGCTGGTGGGACTTGACCTGATAGCGTTTTCCCTTTTTGCTTGTGCGATAATGCGCCTTAACGGTGAGGGTGCCCTTTCCGCCCTCGTTGTGGATCGTGGTGTAAGGGAGTGAGGAAGAAAAGCGCACGCCGTGGCCTACGACCTCGCTTTTGATGCTTCGCCTCATCGCGCCCGTGACCACAAGGAGAGAGCCGAGGGCTTTTTTATCCTTTCGGGGCTTCCACGCATCAGTGAAGAACGCCTTGCGCTGGAAGTTCTTGTCGAACTCATCGGAAAGCTCTACGCGCATATCCTTTAAAATGTCGGCTTCGAGCTTCTGGCCGTCGATAATATCTGGCATAATGTTGCGTTATATATAACAAACAAATTTTAATGATATGGCAATATATTCAAAAGAACAATTATTGCGCGCCTCTATTGAGGCACGGGAGGACGCGAAGAATAGAGCGCAAGCCGTGCAGAAGTTCGTGTCAACTTTAGCAGCCACAATGCTGACGCTACTTTTCCCTGTGGGGTACGTTGTAAAACTTTCCAAGCATGGTCGTATTTTGATTTTCTTAGCTGCACTACTTTTGTGTGCTTGCCTGTTGGTAGCAGTGGGGTGTAATTTGTACTTTCTAAGAATGGAATACAGTCGTAGAAAAGCGATAAAAGGCTTTCTTGATAATTACGAAAAATACAGCCAACAACTGTCTCTAAAGGGGCAGCTTCGTCGACTAACAGTCGGGAAGTGTTGGCCGCTAACAGTCTGCGCCAACCTCTCTTTAGTGCTGTTTGTTTTGGCGATATTCGTACTATTGGCACTACTACTTCAAATTCTTTTTCCATCATACTTTGAATATTTGCTAAATTATTGTTAATAAATATACTACTTTACAGGAAATCGACGTATCTTTGCGGGCATGAAGCATATAATACCACAAGCAGTTAAACAGGAGGCCGCAAATCTTAGTAAGATATACGGCGAACACATCAGCTATTTGGGTAAAGATAACGGCGCGGAATATTATAAATTTGATTTTCCAGAAGATGCCGACACGGGTTTCCCGTTTGTTTACCAGTACGCTGACGGGGTCGTTATGACCTTTAACGACTTCATGGCGTTAAACATTATATGCTCATTTGTCAAAGATTGAAATAAATTTTGTGTCGAAAATTTTGTTATCAACACGTAAAATACCTCTTGTCGCTAACGGCTTTGTCGCGCCACTTTTACAAAGTTCGTCAATACTTCGCGCGGCACCTTTTTTATCGTTGTATTCCTGTGGCTCTATATATGCCAGAGTTCCGTCTTTCATACGCTGCAAAATTGTAGCATGACCGCCGCCACCTCGCCAGCCTATTGTGAGGATATAAACGCCCTCCTCTTTGCAGCACTCGTTAAAGTATTCCCTGTAACGCTTTTCTGTCATCGTCTTATATTTTTTGCTGACCATCCAGCTGTTTGTGAGAATTGGCGTACATTCTGTCCCGTCTGGATTTTTCCAAGCCTCAAATGAGTGCTGTCTTGAAAGATATTCGGAAAGCGACCCCGTAGTGTTTCCCTTTGCCTTTACATCAAAGCCCATCAAGCGCAACGCATAAGCAGGGGCACAAGTCTGGCAATTAATAGAAAATGGCCTGTCGCGCGTTTCTTTGTAGTTGGGATTAAGTCTGAACCGTTCGCCCGTCGCTTTGTCCCGATAATTCCCGTTTGCGTCTGGTATGAACTTTAACACGTGCTTAGGGTTTGCGCTTTGTTTGTCGGCTTGCTCTACGCTCATAGGCTTGCCAACTTTCACGCCTAACTTTTCGGCGATCTCGTAATTATTCAGAGCCTTTGCGTCTTTCTCTGCATCCGTCAAATTATCGGGTAGCTGTGCGCGAAGCTCTGCCACTCGCTTATTTTTCTTTTGTTCCGCCGTGAGCTGCTTAATAACTTTCTTTGCCGCCGCTGGTGCTTTGTAATACGGGTGCTTAGGCGGAAACAGCTGCATTTCGGTGCCCGCGTTATATCTGAACATACGCTGCTTTAGCGTGTCGGTGGCTTCATCGCCCAACTTCATGGCCTCTTTTGGGTCGCTCGGCTGGTACTTGGCGCGTCGCACCTGCACCGCCTGACAGCGGCAGCCCCAACCATTTGGCGGGTAATACTTCGACCAGAACGGGTCGTCGGCTGGCAGCGTAATGCCGTCGAGTGCTGCATGGTCTGGACGCACGCGGGAGTCCTGCGCCGTGCGGTACTGGAGGTAATAACGGTCGGTGTCTTTGGAAAGGTCTGCCCACTTTACCGCCATGAGCGAAGAACCGAGGGCGTGCTTATATTCGGCGTTTAGCCAGTTCACGTTGTAGTTCTGGTTAATCTGCTGCACGTCTTTGCGGAAGTCGTCGAACGGCTTTACGTTTCCCTTGTCGTCGAGCATGGACAGCCCCACCTCGCGGAGGGCGTGGAACGTCTTAAAGCCAGAGAAAATAAAGCCGTTGTTTTCGAGCGCGTAGCGGAGAGTTTCGGGCACGTCGTGAGGTATGGACGTTTCGACCGCGCGGTTAATCACCTGCGTGGTAGCGTCGATCACCTTTCGGGCGCGTGGGTCGGTGAGCTGTGAGGCATCGAAGCCGCCCGCGTCGTACACCATTTTTGCGGCATCGTCGAAGACGGCGGGGTCGAACGTCGGCACATCGTCATCCTCGCCCTTGGCCAGCTGGAGGGTGTCGCCCTCATAGTAGAGCTGGAGCAAAGCAGAGTGAAACGCCCCGTAAGAGCTGCGCAGGTCTGCGGCCTGCGCGGGGCTTACTGGAAAAAAGAGTTAAGCGCGTCGGGCTGTGTCTTCGCCTCGCGCTCGCCAGTGATACCGACGTTGTATTTGTCGATGAAATACTGGGGATCAATCTTATAGTATTCGAGCAAAACGCGCTCTATCTCTCTTTGCTCGGCAGGCGTGAAGCTGGCCGCGTCGTCCCACTCATAGCGCAAGCCAGCGACAGGAAAGCCGTGCATGAGCATGAACGGCAGCAGCTTGTCGTTGATGTTGTACGCCAGCATGGTTTTGTCGTCCTCGACCACATTCTCGAAAACTTCGAGGTGGGTTTCAGACTGTGAGAGGCTGCTTCCGCTGTCTATGGTCATGGTCTGGTTAAGAATGCCCTTTGACATCTCGGAGTTACAGCGGTCTATACGCTTGTCGAAGACGTTGTAAGCATCGCCGCGGCTGCTTTCTTTAATCTCTATGTCGGTGCCATCAGGGAACAAACCCCAAAAGGCGGAGCCCATGTTTTCGAGCGCGTCTTCTATCTTCTTTCGCTCGCCCTCGTCGGTGGTGGTGGCCTTGGCTATACGCATAGGCGCGCCGAATATCTCGCCGAACATATCCCAAAAGCCCAACATATTGCGCTTACTGATACACTGGGGCGAACAGGCAAGCAGAAGACCGAGGTCGGTCTTACTGCCAGCCTCTAAACACCACTGAGAGAACTCGCCATCGCGGTAAGGAATGCCGCTGTGCCAGTCTTCACCCACCGTTCTGAGGAGGACGCCATGCTCAGGACAAACGTGTTTGCGCGGTACCAGTTCCACGTCCTCGAAGCGCATATCGTATCCCGTGCCCACAATGTCGCCGAACTGAATGAGGGAATGTCCCCAATAACGTGAGGACAAAACATGTGTGCAATAGTCGTCGAACCACTCTTTGCGCAGCAGGTCGGTGGCCTTTTCGTCTTCCTTGCCATCCTTGCCCACAAGTCGGTATTTGTTGCGCTTCACCATGCCCACGCGCTGGGAGATACAGCCCTGCAAATGCAGGTCTATGAGGTTGTCGGTGTAAATGTCGTAAAGCAAACAACGCTGCGGGTTATCCACGTTAATGGCCGCCTGCCATGCCTGACGCCACATACCCACGTCCTTTTTTGTGAGCGCGTCGGTCTGCTGGAGCAACTGGGCTGTGAGCTTCATGCCCTGCTTTGAGCGCGCGAACTTAGCCAGCCGCTGCATATCATAGCGGCTATACACCTGCTCGCCCGTGACGGCGGCGTAGGCAGTTTTAAGTCTGTTTAAAATATCCATAACTATGATGCTGTTTAATAAAGTGTTTAACGCCGTTTAATAAGCCGTGAAAAGCCCATTAAACGGCGTTTAATCTGTTTACTACCATGTGGGGCGTGTCTTCTTCTGGCTTCCCCACTTTACTGGGTTTGCCGCGTCGGTGTCGCCGTCCTCGCTCACGTATGTGGGGAAGTTGGGCGAAGCCTTGGAGGCTTGCACGTCGCGCAGCCACTTGATGCTCTCGTTGTAAAGGCTCTCACGCCGTTCTATGCCCATGTTTTGCGGCAGGCGGTGAACCATGAGCCACAAGGCGATATTTACACAGCACTGCACCAGCTGGGGGTTGCGGTCTTCGCCCGTCTGGCGAAAGGCGCGCGCCATGTCGTAGCGGCCACGGGTGTAGCTGCTTATTTGTTCCTGCGCCGCGCGCTCGGCGGTGAGGCGCAGGTCGGTGTTGGCCTGCAACGTCTCGAACTCGAAGTCGTCGCACACCGCCTTGTAGTCGTCATCGTTTAGAAACATCGCGCTTTCTGAAATTAAGGAAACAACGGCGGCAATCACTCTTAGGCAGCGGCTGGGGCACAGCCTCGAACAGGGCTATGCTTCGCGCCTTTTCTGCCGTGAAGCCCTTGCCAAAACGGTGCTGGCGTATGAGCTTCTTAACGCCCTGCATGGAAATCACGCGGGGACGGCCACCCCAAACAAGAACCAAGAACTTACGGCGGTGCAGGTTTGCATCGCGCTGAGCCTTACGAATGGCTCGACGTGCCCTGAAGTCGAAGACCACGGCACGAAAGAAATGCTTTAACTTTTTCATGTTTTTACCACGTTATGTTTTTAGCCGACCGACGTTTACCGAAAGACGGCGTGAATTTGGAAATACTCGAATGCTTTTGCAGCAGAAAAATGGCTCCCTCGTCGGCATCGGGCGCATCATCGTGGCCGCGCATACCCTTTTGGAAAGCCAGCGTGAAGTCGACGGCGCGCACCATGTCGGGGTCGTCCTTTTGCTGCTCATCGTAGAAGACGAAGCCACGCTCCCAAAGCGGCGCGACTGCCTCGATACGCTGGAACTTGTCGGGCTTCTTTCGCTTGTCGCCCAATATGGGCAGCTGGTAGCCCCGAAGCTGTCCCTCTGTCTCGAAGTCCTCAAGCTGCTTGTCCTGCATGAAGTTGGCCTCCATGTAGAACTTAATGGCTATACCCTGCTGCTGCGCCCACTCGTAGAGGTCGTAACACCAGCGCACCATCTCGCTGAGGGTGGTCTGGCGTACAAAGGCGCGCAAATGCCAGAGCCGCGTCTGTTTATCCTTTCCCCACAGCTTCGCCGCCTTGTAGTCGTTCTTGGCGGTGGACTTCCAAGCGGGGTCGATATACAGCACTATCTCGGTGAAGTCGCGCCACGCTGGACGCTTCGCCCATCTTATCCAGTCCTGACGGAATACGGCACCCTCCACGATCGGGTTGTTCATGTACTCTTTCTGGAAAGAGCGGTACCCCTCGAAATCCTCAATCGCCTGCACCTCGGCGCGCGTCCACTTCGCCGCCCATGACACGCGACCCTCCTTGTCCAAAATATCGACCTGCGACACCTTTACGGACTTAATGGCGCAGATGTTGGCCAGTACCGACGTTTTGGAAATAAGGTTGCCCACCATGATGAAGCGGCCGCGGCCGCCGTCCAAGGCACCGAAAAGAGCCTCCTTCACCCAATCGGTGAGGCGGGAGACGCGGGCGGGGTTCTCGCAAAGCTCGTCGTCGTCCAAGTCGTCTATGACTATGTAGTCGGGACGGTGGGAACGATAGCGGAGACCACGCGGCGACTGTCCACGGCCACGGGCGAAAAAGGCTGTGCCGTCCTTTGTGACGAAAGACCCCTCCTCCCATGTGCCGTTGTTGTACTGCTCGCCGAAGTCGGCGGCGTAACGCTTGTTGTACTGGAGCTCGGCTTGTAAGTCGGCCAGCAGCGTGTTTGCGTTGTCCTGAGACTTGCCCACCAGCACCATGACCCAAAACTGGCGGAGCGAAGCCCCGCCGTATATCTGCGCCTTTAGCCACATCGGGATAAATATGTCCAAGTGTGTGGACTTCGCCGCGCCACGGTGCCACTTATAGACCGCCTTTATATTTTTGTCGCAAATGATTTGCTTCGCGGCTTTGAGGTGGAACGGCGCGCACGGCGTTTGCTTGCCCGTCTGCGGGTTCGTGGTGTAGTGTGGAAAGTAATAGTCGACAAACGCGCCGTAGTCGGAAAGCAGGCGTTTAATGCGCTGTTTCTTCTGCGCGTCCGTCTCGTGGGCGTTCACTGTCGTGGCCTCTTGCACGTCCTCACAGTGAGCTTTCCACAGTTCCAACGCCTCTTTGGGCGTGAGTTTGTCGTACTTTGGCATCTTTACTTATTGATAAGTTTGTTTTGCATGAGATAATTAATGTACTGGTTGTGGTACTTGTTGATCGTCTTCAAAAGCTCAGGCGTAATGTCCTCGTCGAACTCGGCCTGAAACTGCAACCACTTGGAGAAAGCCATGAATACCTCGATAACGTCCACGATGCTGGTGTGCTTGTCGAGCTTTTCGATAGTGGCGGCGAACTTGGCCAGCTTGTCGCCCAAGCCGTTTGCCGCGTCTGGGTCGTCGCTGTCATTGACGGCCTCTATCATCTTGTCGACCGTGCGCAATAGCTTATTAACAAGTTCGGGGCGTGTTATGTTTTGCGCTGCTCGTTGCTCTGCCCATCCGCCGACGTTCACCCACTTGGTAATGGTCTGGGCTGACACGCCCACTTTCTCGGCTATTACTTTCTGCTGTTCGCCCTGCATATAGAGGAGGCGGGCGTAGTCCTTTTTATCCTCAAGTTCTTTCTTTGTAATCATTCATAATTTAAACGCTTTTATGTTACTACTAAAACAAACGCCGACGCATCGCACAGCGGCAGGCATCGGCGTAATACGAGTGCAAAAGTCCCCATTTTTCGGCGAAAATAAAAAAAGAGTGTCAAACTTCGACACTCTATTTTTGTAGCTCAGGAAAAGTCGCGACTTTTGCGGTCGTGTTTCATCGCGGTGTAGAGCAACGGCAGCTCGCTTGGCTCATTCCCAAGAGGTTGCAGGTTCGAGTCCTGCCACCGCAACGGTTAGGTTTTAGTTTTTAGTCATAATTTACGATTTTTGAGTTTAAGGTTATTAGATTTATTAGGGTAACGAAACACCATCGGAACGGTGGCCAGCTGTGAAGCCCGCCACCTTTTAAGTAGAACTTTTAAATTAAAAACAAGGATATGAAAGAAGTAGTTATTAACACCAGTGGACTGAACTGTTACGGCAGCCGCGTGCTGACGGCAGGACTGGACACGACGCAATATTGCAGGAACCCCGTGCTTCTTTGGATGCACCGCCGTGGCGGCGAGAATATGCCCATCGGCAAAATGGAGAACCTGCGAGTGGACGGCGACCGCCTGATAGGCACGCCCAAGTTTGACGAAAAGGACGAGTTTGCCAAGAAGATAGCGAGCAAATGGGAGGACGGCTACCTCAATATGTGCTCGGCAGGCATTGAAATACTTGAGTACAGCGTGGAGCCTAAAGACCTTTTGCAGGGACAGACCCGCGCCACCGCCACATCGTCGAAGCTGGTGGAGGTCAGCATCGTGGACATAGGGGCGAACGACGAAGCCCTGAAGCTGTACGGCGGCGGCAAGCTGCTGGAGCTGGCGGCTGGTCAGGACTGCGACCTCTTGCCACTCGTGAAGCCATCGGAAGAAGAAACGCCGAAGCCTGAGCCAGAGGCGGAGGCACAGTCAAACGATAACATTAACACATTCAACATGAAGAAAGAGACATTTTTGCTCCTCGGCTTGCCTGAGACCGCGACCGAGGAACAGGTACACGCCGCCATTAAGGCCATGAAGTCAAAGGCGGACAACGCGGAGACGCTGACCCTCGCCGCCATCACGGCGCAGGTGGAGAACGCCATCAAGGAACACCGCATCACAGCCGACAAAAAGGATATGTTTATCAATCTCGGCAAGACATCGGGCGCGGAGACCCTGCGCCAGACTTTGGAGCTTATGCAGCCCGTGCGCAAGCCTAACGACGTGATCGACACCAGCAAGGACGCGCCACAGGGAGGCCAGCACGAACAGGCCACCTTTGCCAAGCTCTCGGAGGTGCCAGCCGACCAAATCGGCAAAATGCGCAAGGAGAACCCAAAGGAGTATATGCGCCTTTACAAGGCAGAGTACGGCATCGACTGCCCGAAGCTCGACGACTAAGGGGCGCGTTAAACGACTATTTAAACGGCATTAAACACCAATTAAAACAGATAACAAAACGAATGAAACGATTTAAGAAAGTATTGAGTTTTTGCATCATGCTTTTGCTGGCCGCGCTCAGCTTCGCGGCAAAGGTGGCTATCAACGGAGCCATCGGCGCGGGCATCGCCTATGTGTTGGGCGGCGAGCCTTTGGCGGGTGCAGTAGTGGCGAACTTGGTAGCCCTTTTCCTCTTGCCTTTCCTGCCCAAGGCGGTGGCGCGCGCTGGCGTGCTCACTGAGTTGTGGACGGGCGAAATGATTAAGGCGTTCCGCACACCGCCCGCAGCGGTGGGCTGGTATGACCGTGTACGCTCATACGACCAGTATGTGAACAACGACGTAATCCACTTCACTGAGCTTGGCGGAGACCCTACGGTGCTGGTGAACAACAAGACCTACCCGCTCAATATCACCAAGCTGGACGACGCGGACAAGCCCGTTTCTCTCGACCGCTTCGACACAGAGGCCACACCAGTGACCGACGACGAACTGCACGCCGTAAGCTACGACAAAATGGGCAGCGTGCTGGAGCGTCACCGCGAAGCCTTAAAGGAGACCACATGGCAAAAGGCAATCCATGCCTATGCGCCTGACGGCCACAAGGCGGGCAAGACGCCAGTCCTCGCCACTACGGGCGAAACCGTGGACGGCCGCAAGAAGTTCACCGTCGCCGACCTCGTGAACTTGAAACGCGAGTGCGATAAGATGAAAATGCCACAGGACGGCCGCGTGCTCGTTCTTTGCCCTGACCACAGCAACGACTTGCTGGAGACATCGAAGAACTACGCGGAGCACTACAACATCAACGACACGGAGGGCAAAATTACCCGCCTGTACGGCTTCGACATCTACGAATACAACGGTTGTCCTTACTTCAACCAGACAACGCTCAACAAAATTGCGTTTGGAAAGGCGGCAGGGGCAACGGACGCGCAGGCATCGGTCGCTTTCCATGTGGGCAGCATGATGAAAGCGAACGGCTCGGTGCAGTTCTACCATCAGGACGCTGTGACCGATCCGCTCTACCACCGCAACCTCGTAAACTTCCGCAAATGGAACTTAGCCCTACCGCTCAAGGACAACTGCACACGCGCAGCCGTCGTGAGCGCAAAGGCATCTTAACAATATAACCCGCTAAAGAATGGCAAAGCTAAAATATTTGGTCATTCACTGCACAGCCACAAAGGCAGGCCGTGAGGTGACGGCGGCGGAAATACGCCGCTGGCATACCTCGCCGCCGCCTGTGGGTCGCGGGTGGAAGCAGGTGGGATATACCGACCTTTTCCACTTGGACGGCAGTGTGGAGCGGCTGGTGAGGAACAACGAAGACGACAACGTGGACAGCTGGGAGATAACCAACGGGGCGGCAGGCTTCAACAGCGTAAGCCGACACGTCGTCTATGCCGGAGGCTTGGCAGCCGACGGCAAGACCCCGCAGGACACCCGCACGGCGGCGCAGAAAGAAGCCCTCAGAAAATACGTGCTGGACTTCCACGAGCGACACCCGCAAGTAATGATCGTCGGCCATCACCAACTAAACAAGGCCAAGGCGTGCCCGTCGTTCGACGTACCCGCGTGGCTTGAAAGCATAGGTATCAAACAATAATTAAAATGAATGAGCAGCGAAATAATAACCCTCATCGTGTCTTCACTGACGGCGACAATTAGCGCACCGCTGGGCGCGTGGCTCGGCGCGAAGCTGCAAAGCCAGAAGTACAAGACGGAAATCGACAGCCTGCGGGCGGAGGTACAGAAAAAACTCGCTGGCGTGAAAGACAGTGAACTGGAGAACGTGCGCAAGGCAAACGACATCTTGGTCGAGGGTATTGTAACGCCGCTTAAAAAGGAAATAAACAGTTTACGCCGTGACGTGGATAAATTCAGAAAAGCAGTGGAGAAAATACCTTCCTGCGCTCACGCTGACAATTGCCCTGTGTCTCGCCAGCTGCAAAAGCTCGAAGACCGCGACAACGGAGCAGACAACGACGACGCAGGAAAATAACGACTACCAGCAAAGGCTCGACAGCATGGTGAGGGTGGAGATAGGCAAGACGCTCACCCACCTGCATGAGCAGAACAGCCAGAGCGAAACGGACGTTATCATCTTCGACACCACACAGCCCGCCGACAGTTCGACGGGTCTGCCACCAGTGAAGGCAGCCGTGAAGCACCGCAAGAGCGTGCAGAGCAAGGACAGCACCGCACAGCGAAGCAGCGAGCAGGCCGCCACCAACGTGCAGAGGCAGACGCAGGACAAAGGCAAGAGACTGGCAGACACGAACAGCAAGACAAAGGAAAAGACAACACAGCCCGCACACACGATTTTCAATTCATGGCTCTGCGGGCTACTGTGCGTCCTGCTGGTCTGGGGCTTCATCAAGTACAAACGTAAAAACAAAAAATAATACAATGGCAACAAGTTTAACAATCGTGCGCCAGAATGGCAACGTGGCCAAGTCGCTGGACGGCCAAGACCATGTGAGCGGCTTCATCGCCTACCTTTTGCAGGGCGACATACCCGCCGCCTTCGCAAACGGCCAAGTGCAGGCCATAAGCACCATCGACAAGGCCGAAGAGCTGGGCATCACGGCCGACTCGGACAAATGGAGCGTCAAGATGCTGCATTACCAGCTTGAGGAGATATTCCGCATCAACGACGGCATAAGCCTCTTTGTGGGTCTTTTCTCGAAGCCTGAGCAAATGACCTTCGCTGAGGTGGCGACCGTGCAGAACTACGCGGAGGGTGCCATCAGGCAAATGGCCATCTGGAACGGCGACACGGAAGTGACCGCCGACAACATCACCAAGCTGGAGGCAGCCGCCGACGCTCTCGACAAGCAGAACGCGCCTCTCTCGGTGCTCTACGCGCCAAAGGTGAAAGACTACAAGTCGCTTCCAACCAACCTCGCCGCAAGCTCTGAGCGCGTAAGCGTGGTTATCGCACAGGCTGGCAGCGGGACGGGCGCGAAACTCTACGCGGACAAAGGAAACGGCACCAAGGCCTCCGTGTCGGCCATCGGCGTGGCACTCGGCACGCTCTCAAAGGCGGCTGTGCATGAGTGCATCGCGTGGGTAAAGAACTTCCCGTCTGGCATCAGTGTGCCAGCTCTGGGCGACGGCAAGCTCATCAGGAACATAGACAAGGCGGAGCTGGAAAAGCTCGACAAAGCCCGTTACCTGTTCCTCAACACCGTGGTGGGCGTGGCTGGCAGCTACTGGAACGACAGCCACACCATGGACAGCGCGACCAGCGACTACGCCGCCATAGAGAGCGTGCGAACCATGGACAAGGCCGTCCGCGGAATACGCACCTACCTCACGCCTGAGCTGGGCGGAAACGTCTATATAGACCCCGACACGGGCAAGCTGCAATCCTACACCGTAAGCCACCTCGAAACGACGGCAAACATACCGCTGGAGGAAATGGAAAAGGCGGGAGAGCTGAGCGGCTACAAGGCGGAGATAGACCCCGAGCAGGACGTGCTCAGCACAAGCACCATCGAGGTGGTAATCAAGAACGTGCCCGTGGGCGTGGTTAGAAAGTTCAAGGTTAAAATCGGTTTTGTCAAATCCTTAGAGTAACAGCAGAATGAAAATACAGATTAAGAACGGCGTGCCTTACGTGAACGGTGAGGTCGTGGGCTGGGCGGATATCGTTGTTTCCATCGCGGGCGTGCCCGTGACTGGCATCACTGGCGTGGAATATGAGGACGACCAAGAAGTGAACGCCGTGTACGGCGCAGGCCGTTACCCCGTCGGCTACGGAAAGGGGCGCATCACGTGCAAAGGCAAAATTACCCTTTTGCAGGAGGAGGTCGTTTCCATACAGCGGCAGGCACCAAGCGGACGCTTGCAGGACATCGCGCCTTTTAACATCACTGCGAGCTACTTGCCCGCAAACGGCATGATCGTGACCGACAAGCTACGCAACTGCCTTTTCTCGAAGAACTCGCGCAGCTGGAAAGAGGGAGACACCAAGCAGGAAATCGACCTCGACCTCATCATGTCGCATATAGAGTGGCACAACAAATAAACATTTAAACAACAATAAACAGGTATTTAAACAGTATTTAGGCTATGGCAAAGATACAGGAACAAAAAGTATATGACGGCGGTGTTACCGCTGAGCAGGTGAAAACATGGAAAGGGCAGCACCGCAAGGTCGCCCGCATCGAGGTGGAAGACGGCGACGAAAAGCACGTCGGCTATTTCAAGCGTCCAAGCATGGAGACCATGGCGGCCAGCACAAAGGTGGCGAAGACCGACGAAGTAAAGGCAGGCGGCATCTTGTTCGACGGCTGCTGGCTCGGCGGCAGCGAGTTTATGCGCACCGACCCTGTTTTATTCGTGCCGACAATGGCACAGCTAAACAACATCATGCTCGGCGCGTCCGCCAGCCTAAAAAACGCATAACGTCGCACCTGCTTCGGGTGGACGTGGAAGACGGAGAGGAAGACAAGGACGGGTTCGTGAAAGCCTGTGCGCTCATTCGTTCCAACTTGCACATCGACCCGACGGCGGGCAGCGACGACGACTTCGCGCAATGGTACGCCGAGGCTTTGTGGCTGGAAGAAATAAGACTGAAAAATCAAGCTGAGGTGTTAGCGCGCGTTTTGTCCGCTTTGTTCGGCGAGCGCAAATCCATGTAAATGGCATGGCAGAAAGTGGCGAGCAGATAGAACGGCATGACAAGGAGACCGACGCCAACGAGCACCGTTACCACCTTAGCCAAAAATAAAAATACCGTCTCTATCATAATTTTGCCGTTATATTTAACACGGCTGCAAATATAACAAAATAAATTGAACTATGCAAGTTTTTAATTACAATTTTAACATAAACGGGAATTTTTCTCAGTCCATCACCCAAATGGCACAGCAGACCGACGCTTTCACGCAAAAGGCGCAGGGTGCCTGCGCGTGGTGTGAGAAATGGGCTGGAAGACTTGCAAAGCTCAATTTGGCATCGGACTACGTGCAGCAGCTCTCTGCCACATTCCGCAACTTCGGGCAGGCAAACGTAGAGCTCGACAGTCAGATGCATGACCTTTCGGCTGTGGCTGGTGTCACTGGCGAGGGTCTTAAAACGATAGAGAACTACGCCCGCGAGAGCGCGAAGACGTTCGGATCGGACGCAGGCACGGCCGTGCAGGGCTACAAGCTGCTTCTCTCTCAGCTCACGCCAGAGCTGGGCAAATGCCCGCAAGCCCTCAAAGCCATGGGCGACGCTATACAGACGACCAGCAAGCTAATGGGAGGTGACGGCACGGCAGCGGCTGAGGTTCTGACCACCGCCATGAACCAGTACGGCGTAAGTCTCGCCGACCCTATGGAGGCCAGCCGCAAAATGGCTGAGATGATGAACACAATGGCAGCGGCCGGACAGGCAGGAAGCGCGGAGCTACCAGCCATCAAGGCGGCCTTGGAGCAATGCGGTATGGCGGCAAAGTCCGCAAACGTGAGCTTTGAGGAAACGAACGCCGCCATTCAGGTGCTCGACAAGGCGGGCAAGAAAGGCAGCGAGGGCGGCGTGGCTTTGCGTAACACGTTGTCGATACTATCGCAGGGGCGTTTCTTGCCAAAGGACACACGCGAGGAACTGGAGAAAGCGGGCATCGACGTTATAGCACTGGGCGACAAAAGCAAGAGTCTGAAAGAACGACTCGAGATGCTGAAGCCCATACTTAGCGACTCGGCACTTTTCAGTAAACTTTTCGGCATGGAGAACGCCAACGCCGCCCGCGCGCTTGTGCAGGGCACCGACTCGCTGGCGCACTTCACTGAAGCTGTGACTGGGACAAACAGCGCGGTGGAACAGGCGGGCGTTATCATGGAGAGTGCGGCTGAGAAAAAGGCGCGTTTCCGTCAAAAGATAGAGGATCTAAAGATAAGCTTCTCACAACTCACGGGCGGCGTGTCTTCTTACATCGGCATCATGGCAGGAATGCTCGTCCCCGTGTCTCAGCTCATGCCCCTTATACTTGGAACAGGCAAGGCCATCAAGTTTGTGGTAACGCTGAACTATGCCTCCCATCTCGGACGCATCGCCACCATGGCACGCTCGGCGGCGGTGAGCATCGCGCTCATGGGCAGCCAGACGGCCATCACAAACGGCATTTCTCTGGGCTTCGTCGGAAACGTGGGACGCGCCACCCTCTCGCTGCTTCGCTTCGCCACCGCTGGTATCTGGTCTGGCATCAAGGCGTTGGGCGCGTTCCTGCTCTCTCTCGTCACCACTGGCGGCGCGTCCGCCACGTTCGCGGGCATCGCGTCGGTGAGCTTCGGGGCTTTCAAGCTCTCGGCAGTCTCGGCGTGCAGGGCTGTGAGCATCGCCATAATGAGCATCCCGATTATCGGCTGGATAGCGGCGGCCATCGCCGCGCTCATCGCCGTGGGCGTTTACTTCTGGAACACGTCGGTGAAGTTCCGCGCGGTGCTGAAGGGACTGTGGGCGGCGTTCAAAGCCGTGTTTGTCGGCATCGGACAGCTCGCAAAGCAAACCTTCGGGGCGATAGGCGACCTCATAAAGGCAGCCTTTAAGCTGGACGCTGTGGGCATCACGGCGGCACTTAACAAGCTCAGGGGAGCATACAGCAGCTATGGCAAGGAGGTGGGCAAGGCGTTCAACGACGCTTACACCGCCGAAATGAAAGCGGGAGATAAGGAGAACGCCAAGAAGACGGCCAAGAGGCAGGGCAAGCAGGCGGCGACATCGCCCGCAGGCGTGCCGAACGTGCCGACCCCGTCTGTGCCAGACGTTACGGGAGGCACGGCTGGGAAGACCAGCAGCAAGAAGACGGGCGGCGGCAGCGGCGGCAGTTCTGACAGCGGCGGCAAAATCCGAAACGTGAGCATTCACGTGGACAAGCTCGTGGAACGTCTGGAGATACACACCGCCAACCTGCAAGAGAGCGCGGAGCGTGTGAAGGACGTTGTGGCGCAAGCCCTTTTGTCCGCCCTGAACGATACCAACTTAGCAATGGAGTAAAAAGGAAATGTTACCAATCAGTTTTAAGTTTGTGGCAGCGTCCGCGGCCGTGCAGGCCAAGGGGTACCTCTACCGCTTCAAGCCCGCCCGCACGACGGCATCGCCAAGCTGGGACGGCGCGGGCGGCAGCATACTGGCCGAAGAAGTGGCAAGCCCGTACACAGATAAAAGTTTCTGGGCTGGCCGTTACGCGCTTTGCGAGCTGACATTCAGGAAAGAGAGCGGCGAGGAGCTGACGGTGAACGACGCGATAGCCGCCATATCGAAGCGCAAGAACATCGTCACCACCCAACTGGTGGGAATGGATGGAACCGTCAAGGAATACATAAACGACGGAGACTATGGCATCAACCTCATAGTGGGCGTGCAAGCCATCAAGGGCGGCAAAATCGTGGACGAATACCCATCCGACGGCATTACACAGCTGCGCAAGTTCTTCGACGTGAAAGAGGCCATTTATGTGCATTCTGAGTTCTTGGAACTTTTCGACATCAGCAAAGTGGTGGTGCAGGACTTTAGCGTGACGCAAGCCACACACAGCAACTACCAGCCCATCGAGTTGTCCCTGCTCTCGGACGGCGACTACAACGTGTACAGCACGGAATACAAATAAACGGTTAAACGGTATTTAATACCCCATTAAACGGCATTCATCATGTACAGGCTAACGGCAAAAATAGAGATAGCGGGCGCAAAGACGTGGCAGCTCGATTTTGTCACTGAGGTGGAAATCACCCGCGACACTGAGAAGCTGACGGACATCTGCAAAATCACCCTGCCCAAGAAAATAAAGTGGGACGGCGCGGCGGAAATCCCCGTCAAGCGCGGCGATACCGTCAAGGTGTGGCTCGGTTACGACGGCAGCAACGAACTGGCTTTCGTCGGCTATGTCAAGGAGGTGGGCTTCAAAACGCCCGTTGTGCTGGACTGCGAGGACGAAATGTTTAAGCTAAAGCAAATGCCAGCCGTGAAGAAGACCTACAAGAGCGTGACGGTGGAGCAGCTGCTGAAAGACCAAGGGATAACGGACGTTAAGGTCATGGGCGAGCAGGCGTTGGGCGCGTACCGCGTCACGGCCGACACGGTGGCCAGTCTGCTGGGCAAGCTGCAAGAGAGCGGCATTCGTTCTTTCTACCGGTATGAGGACGGCAAGCCCGTGCTATACGCGGGTGTGATATTCGAGCGCGGCACGTCCGCATCGCAAGTGTTCGCCACTGGCGTGAACATCATAAACGACCAGAGCCTCGAACAGCAGAAAGCCGACACCATGCGGCTGAACGTGAAAGCGGTGAGCATCATGCCCAACAACAAAAAAATAAAGGTGGAGGTCGGCGACGCTGACGGCGAACGCCGAACGATCACCACATACAACAAGACGGAAAGCCAGCTAAAGGCATGGGCGGAGCAGGAAATCAAACGACTGAAACGCGACGGCCTCAAGGGTAGCCTTACGACATTCGGCTACAAGCTGGTCGACAAGCTCGACACGGTGGGCATCAAGATAGACGGCGCAACCATGGGCATTTATCAGGTGAAAAAGAATGTCATAAAATACGGCTCTGGCGGTTATCGCCAAGAAATAACGCTGGGGCTGAGAGTAGCAGAGTAAGGACATGAACATCGCGACAATGATTAGGCAGCTCGCTGGAGACAGCGGCAAGGGCATGGGCTTCACGGTAGGCACCGTCACAGCGGTGGACAAAACAGCCCGCACGGTGGACGTGCAGCCGCTCAATGAGGACGCGCCGCTGCTGGGCGTGAACCTGCAAGCGAACCAAGAGAGCGCGGTCGGCGTGGTGCAGATACCGCGAAAGGACAGCTTTGTAATGGTGGGCTTTGTGCAGGACGGCGCGGCTGGCATGGTTCTGCTGTGCGACGACATAGAGGAGGCGCAGGTGGTTGTCAAGGACACCGACACGGCCAGCGTCGTGGTAAATGAGAAGGGAGTTTGCATGAACGGCGGCTCGCTCGGCGGGCTGGTAAAGGTGGAAGACATCACCAAGCGGCTGAACCTCATAGAAAAGGACATCAACAACCTCAAGCAGGCGTTTGCCAGTTGGTCGCCAGTTCCGCAAGACGGCGGCGCAGCCCTGAAGGGAGGCGTGGCAAGCTGGGCGGGTCAGCAGCTGACGGAGAGCAAGCGCGGCGACTACGAGAACGAAAAGGTAAAGCAATGAACGGACTAATAACGGACATCGGCACGGGCGACCTGCTTGTGGAGCACAAGAGGGCGGTCGTCACGGATAGCGACGGGCAGACGGTGGAAGCCGTGCTCCTCGCACAGCGCGGCGAGTTCAAGGAACGCCCGCTCATAGGCGCGGCGGTTAGGCAGCTGCAAGGCGGCTGCAAGGACGTGTTCTGGCCGCAAGAGACAAAGAAAATGATAAAGGCCGCAGGCGTGGAAGTCACCCGCGTAAAGGTGGACGCTGACGGCACGATAAACATAACATAATACAGCTATGCAGATAACAGTAAAGGACAGACAGAGCCTCGCGGACATCGCCGTGCAATATCTGGGCGGCGTGGAGGGCATCTTCGCGCTGGCGGAGCGCAACGGCATCAGCATCACGGCGAAGCTGGAAGACGGGCAGACGCTCGACTGGGAGCTGGCCGACACTGTGGACGCTACTGTGCAAAAGACATACGCCGCGCAGGGCATAGAGCCAGCGACCGACATTCCGCAAAAGGAAATGGAAGCCCTGCTGACGGCTACAAAGAAATATTTTGCTGGCTGCATCATTCCACGGCCACCGCTCCGCGAACTTACGATCCTGGACGAAGTGACGGCGGCAAAGGGCTGGACGCTCTCTGGCATCGGCTCGCAGTTCGACAGCGGCACATACGCGCAAACGGAGCGTGAGGACGGCATCGTGGTGAACAGGGTTAAGAAAGTTATTAAACAACTGAGTGAGGGCAAGGAGGTGACCAGCGAGAGCGGGCAGACACTCGCCCGAATATTCGGCAACCAATTCGACGATACATTTGCATAATGGTGAAACTGACAGAAAACAAGGTCGCGGAGATAGACACCTCCGCACTGGAGAAGCGGGCGCGGGACATTCGCGACGCTGTGGTAACAAAGAGCGTTACCGTGGAAATGGTCGGCAGCCTCTTCGCCGACCTCATAACAGCCTGCGGCAACGTGAGGGACGCGCTGGCTTTGTTCCTCGGCACCAACGTGCAGGAGATAACCAGCGACATAGACAACAGGCTGGCGGGCGTGGACGCAGCAACCAAGGAGGCAAACGCGGCCACGCAGAAGACGGAGGCGACCCGCGCGCTGGTGGACAACCTCGTGAGCGTGCTCAGCTCTCAGAACGTCGCCGCGCCCACAAGGCTGGAAATTACCGACTGCCCCAAGGAGGTGACGCTGGGCAACCAGCAGCGGCCACGCATCGAAGCGAAAGCCCTGCCCGCCTTTGGCATCGGCTCGCTGCTTTTCATCGGCGGCGGCGACGTGCTGGAGGTGACACCCGACGGCCGCATCATCCCGCTGGCTGAGGGCATGGGCAAGGTGAACGTGGTAGCCACGGTTAAAACAAGTATTTACAAGACACTGACCATCGCAGTAGTGCCGCCGCGCATCAGGCTGACGGGCGGCGGCATGAGGCTCGACGGAAAAGGCAACATAAGGCTGACGTAATGGAAACAAGACACATAAACGTAAAATCCGACTTTGTTATCCGTGAGCGTTTCCGCGACGGAACAGGCAAGGTCGTGGCACTGCCCGACGTGGACTTCGAGCTACGTTACTGGGTAGGCAGCAAATCGGTTAAGGCATCGCGGAAGGACGGCGTGCTCACCAACTGCGTGGCGGACGGCGACGCCCTGCTGGTGATATTCAAAGACCACGGGCTCGGCGAGGGAGAGCTGCACCATGAGCTACACCTCGCGCAGAACAACCCACTGTTTTGCGACGGCGTGCAAAATGTCTATTATCCCGAAAGCCTGCATATCTGGCTTTGGGACAAAATGGGCGACACCGAGGGAGTGATAGAAAGCGACTGTGTGGCTGCATACACTCGCGGCTACAAGTTCACGTGGGAAGACTTCACGCCCGCCAATATACTGGAGCTACAAAAGCCCGCAACGGAGGCCGCACAGCGCGCCGATACAAACGTGCGGGAGTTTATAAGGGTGGCACAGGAAAAGAGCGACACAGCCGTTAAAAACGCGCAAAACGCCACATCTGAGGCGAAGACGGCGACCACGGCCACAGTGACGGCCACGACAAACGCCAACACCGCGACAGCGGAGAGCAAGAAAGCTACCGACGCGGCGAACGACGCGACGAGAAAGGCAGCCGCAGCCACTTCCGCGGCAGACACAGCGACAAAGAACGCCAAGACGGCGACCTCTGAGGCAACAACCGCCACTGAGGCGACGAAAAAAGCAACCACCGAAAGCATAGACGCAACTGGCAAGGCCAAGACAGCAACCGCCTACGCAAATGAGGCGGGACAGCAGGCAGCGGCAGCGGCCGAAAGACTGGAGGCGACACGCGGCGAAATGGAGATCGCCATCGCGAGAGCCGAGCAGGTGGTGCAGGGCGTTCCGAACGGTCTAAAGGTGGAAGCACCCGAAACCGTCACGCTTGGCAACCCCGTAAAACAATACATCAAGCCGCGAGTAAAGCCAGACGGCTGCGCCCAAAACGTCATATACCAGACGGACGGGCAGAGCATCGGGATAGAGCCAAGCGGCGAGATACAGGCGCGAGAGGCGGGCAGCACCCGCGTACACGTCATCCCTACGCAAGGGACTAAGTATTACAAGACTATCAAAATAGAGGTCGTGCCGCCACGCATCAGACTGACCAGCGGCGGCATGAGGCTCGACAAACAAGGAAACATACGTTTAACATAACATATAAATATTATGGCATTAACAGCAGAACAGGAAAAAGGCGTGGTGGCAATGCTGGCAGCCTTTCAGAATGGCAAGCGCATCAACGAGCTGGACGCTGCAAAGGGCGCGCTCAAGGATATGCGCATCGAAGTAATGGACGAAACGGGCGAGACGCACAGCATGGAGCTGGCCGACGCTGTGTCTCAGGCGGGCAACCCGATAGCGGGTCGCTACTGGAACACCGCGAACGCCACACCTACGGCGGCGGGCTACTACGGCAGCCTTCAGGCTCTGCGCGACCTGCCTGCTAAGTTGGGGCTCGGTCGTTACCTCGTGACTGACGACCGCAAGAAGCGAAAGCTCGACCCCACCGACAGCACAAAATACGCCGACGGCAGCCCCGCGGCTCTCGACGGCTCGCAGGGACAGTGTATGTGGTGCTGGAACGGCTTTATCGCTAACATCTTTAATGAGGGCGGCGGGCTGGTTAAGTGCATCACGTTCGACAAGCCAGTGGGTAACGGCGTGAGCATCCGCATCCCCGCGGGCGGCACAAGCTGGCTCGGCGCGGGTGTAATGGACAGAACGAACCAAATGTTGTGCAGCGTCATTTCAGATGCTGAGCAGTTCCGCGGCGGCGGTGGTTCCACTCTCAATGCAAGCAGCTTCACCAAGGCACCAAAGGCGGACGCGGCACAGCTCACCATGCTGGGAATGCCTGCCACCAACATAAGCACTACCAGTTTCGGCACATACGCCCGCAAACGTGGTGAGGGCTGGGAGGCCAACTGGTTTGTGGCTCAGTTCGTGGTCGAGTTCCTTTTCGAGGTTATCATGGGCACACAGAACAGCCAAGCAGCCTTTAACGCCGACAAAGACGCTAACGGACTTTATCAGGGCGGCTTCGGTACTGGAGTCACCGATATGCCAGACTGGGGCAACTATAACGGCTATTATCCCGTAATACCTACAAGTGTGGGACTGGAGGCAGGCGACGGCGTTTGCTTGGTGGACTACAATTTGCCAGACGCGACCGACGAGGGCACATACAAGGCTTTCAAGGTTCCTGTTTTCTTCGGACTGGTTCACGCGGGCTACGGCAGCTTGTGGCGTTGGGTTCGCGGCCTCATTATGAACGCTGGCGACAAAAAAAGCGAAGTGTACATTTCGCGTTCAATGTTTGCAGCTTTCGATCCCTCGACCATAAACGACAAAATCAAGGTGGCGGAATGCCCGCGTTCTGAGGGCTACATCAAACGCAAGAGTTACAACGGTCTTTGCTGTATGCCTACAGAAGTGGGCGGCAGTGCTACGACCTACTATTGTGACTACTTCTATACAAACGCCAATACAGGCAAGGGTCTTCGCGTGCGTGCGGCTGGCGGTAGCGCGAACTTCGGTACGGATGCGGGCGCGTCCTGCGCGTCTTCGCTCAGCGCGGCCGCGACTGCGAACACGGACTACTCGTCGCCCCTCTGCTATTTTGAGAGCGACCCGATAATCGAACAGGCTGCGTAAGCGTGGGCGAAAGCGACCGAAAAAAATAAGTGAATAAATTAAATAAAAATGTTCTTTGACTTGTTGAGCTGAAACAGTGAGGCAGCAGGCGGCGAGGGTGTTTCTCTCGCCGCCGCAAGGCGGCCAAAATTCTGAGGCACGAAAAAGATATAATTTGCGGTTTGGAGTAAACCGCTGGCGGACTTCCCCGCGTCGGGTCTTCGCGTGCGTGCGGCTGGCGGTAGCGCGAACAACGGTACGAATGCAGGCGCGTCCTACACGAATACGAACAACGCGGCCACGAATACGAACACGAACTACTCGTCGCCCCTATACTTTGCAAATAGAGAAATACAGCGATATGGAAGGAGCCATGCCTCTCGGCAAAAGATAAAAGTCAAAAAGGGTATTAGTAGGACGGCTCGCCGCCTCGAAAGTTCCCGACTATGCAAAGCAGAAACGACATGAAAAGAAAAGGTTATCTTTTTGAGCAAATTTGCTCGGTGCCCAATTTGTTGGAAGCCCATTTCAATGCAAGCAGGAAGAAGCGCAAACGCTCTGAGGTAATCGCTTTCGAGTCTGACCTTATGGCCAATATCGAGAGCATAAGAAACGACCTCGTAAACAAGACGTTCCACACGTCGGAATATAGCGTCTTTATCAAGTATGAGCCTAAACGCCGTGAAATCTACAAACTGCCATACCGCGACCGCGTGGTGCAGTGGGCAATAATGCAAGTGCTTGAGCCTATCTGGGTGAGATGCTTCACGGCCGACACCTACGCTTGTGTAAAGGGGCGCGGTCTTCATACGCTGCTGCGCAACCTGCGCCGCGATTTGAGAAAAGACCCCGACGGGACGCGGTACTGCTTTAAAATGGACGTTCGCAAGTTCTACCCGTCCATCACTCACAGCGTACTGAAGCAGGTGGTACGGCAGAAGTTCAAAGACCCCGACCTGCTGTGGCTGCTGGACGACATCATCGACAGCGCGGACGGCGTGCCCATCGGCAACTACATAAGCCAGTATTTCGCGAATGTGTACCTCTCGGAGCTTGACCATCAGGTAAAGGAAGTTTTGCACGCTCGCTATTATTACCGCTACGCCGACGACATCGTGGTTCTCGACAGCAGCAAAGACCGCTTAAAGGGTGTTGAAGTGTTTATTAATCACTATTTAAACACTGAGCGGCTTTTGCAGATGAAAGGCAATTACCAGATATTCCCCGTCGAAGCCCGCGGCATCGACTTTGTGGGCTATGTCACGCGACACGCCTATTGCAAGGCGCGCAAGCGCAACAAAAAGGCACTGTGTAGAATTGTGGCGAAGCTAAGGAAGAAAGGCCATACATCGAAAGAAATACGCTTGATGGTGGCCTCGCGCCTCGGCTTCATGGTTCACTGTAACAGCATCAATTTATTAAGGAGTTTAGATATTATGAAAGAATGGACTGAGGTTAAGAAGACGGGCACGACCCTTACTGGCTCTAAGCTGCACATCGACACCATACTTAACCGTGAACTTCACGTGCAGGCGGTGGACATCAAGCCATCGAGCAGAAACGACGGCAACTGCCTGACCATTCAGTACGAAATTTTCGAGCAACTGAAAAACAAGGACGGCGAGCTGCTTTGGAAAGATGAAGCCAAGACCGCCCCGCTCATGGGCTGGGTGCAGCATATCACCTTTACAGGCTCTAAGAAGCTGGAGGAAGACTTCACGGGCGTGGACTTTTCCGAACCCGTGCGCTGTCAGATTATCCGCCAGCCGCTCGAAAAAGGACACTGCTTCTATACGGTAAGACCAGTTTAACAACAAATAAAAACATATCATCATGTACAAGGTTAGTTACATCGGCAGAAAGAACTTTGTGAAGTTCGACGACGAACATTACCTGCTTTACCTCAATGAGGAACAGGCAGAAGTTAAGAATGAGGAAACGGGCGACATCATGCAGGGCTATGCCTACACTGGCTCACAGCCTGACGGTGGCACTCTGGTGGAAGCCAAGGACGTGACCGACGACAACCGCCGCGCCAAGTTCGTGGCGGGGCTAATCGGTACGGAATATGACATCGACAGCCAGATTGCCATCCTCGCCAACGGCACCGACACCGACCAGCACGCGGAAGAACTCAAAGCCTTTGAGGAAAACCGCGGCACTGTAAAGACCATGATCGACGAGCTTATCGCCCGTGAACTCTAAAAGGCTGCGCTTATGGCTCGAAGTATTTCGGACATCAAAAATGGAATGACGGCAGCGTTCGCAAAGGAACGCGCCGTCGTTACGGCCTACGGTCTGGACACGCGCAAGACATTCGACCAGCAGTTCAGCAGTGTAAGCATTGAAAACGTGCTTTTCTATGTCTTTGCCTGCGCGGTATGGGCGGTCGAGGTACTTTTCGACAAGCACGCCGCAGAGGTGGACAGCCGCATCGAACAGCTCGAACCTCATACGCTACGCTGGTATGTGAACAAAGTAAAGGCTTTCATGTACGGGTACAGACTTCTGGAGAACACCGACCGCTACGACACCAGCAGCATGAGCGAAACAGACATCGACACGGCTCAGGTCGTGAAGTATGCAGTGGCCACAGAAGACGAAACGACCGTTTACATCAAGGTGGCAGGACGGACAGACGACGGCAAGCCGTGCCTGCTTAACAAAAGCCAGTTTGCAGCCCTGAAGCACTATGTAAACGAGATAAAGGACGCAGGGGTAAGCGTGCAGCTTCGCAATGAGGAGGCCGACCTTATCCGCATAAACTTGAAAGTTTACTACGACCCAACGCTGATGAACGAGCGCGGCGAACTGCCAGACGGCTCAAAACCAGTGGACGAGGCGGTGCGGTCTGTAATCACCAATTTGCCATTTAACGGCATTTATCGAAATACCGACCTTCTGGAAGCCATTAAGGCGATACCTGCGGTCGTGGTGGTGGATATCAACAGTGCAAGCGGAGGTGTACAGGCCAAGGCGCGCAATGCAAGCAACTATACCACCGTCGTAGGCTATAACCGACCGTATAGCGGTTATTATGAGATAGTCGGCGGCACGGCCAATGTCATATATGAGGAATATAAAGCAGTAGAATAATGTTTGAAATCGACTTAAAGCGGTTTGTGTTGCAGCTTCTGCCCACGTTCTACCGCCAGCCTCTCATCTTCGGACTGCTTCGCGCTGCTCTTGTCGGTCTGCAAGCGGTTTACGACCAGTTTGCGGAAGCACGCGCCGCACATACCTACAGACTGACCCACAACGGGCAAGTGTGTTATTTGCGTGCCGTGCTCAATGACGCTTTCAAAAGCCCCACGGGGGTTAAGTTCGACATACGAACAATAGAGCGCGACGGGGAATGGCTGTATGCCATTACGGAGACAGGCACGCGCATTGCGCTGGCAGCACCAGAAAACCAATACAATGACAAGGGCGAGTATCAGGACGACCACACAGCCGTTCCAGTGCTTACAAACGAGGAAAAACTGACGGCACAGCAAAACAGCTTTCTTGTGGCTGTACCCTCAGACCTCTACGACACGAGCCTCACCGAAATAGCGGCTTTGGTCGATAAATACAAGCTCATATCAAAAAGGGCAATTTATATGCCTATCAGTTAAATGTAACAACTATGCAAAAAGCAAATTATACAAGCACCACCACCGCATCGGGTGGACAGGGCAAATATCCACTTTCCACGCAGACGCTGGACTTTATACAGCAGCAGGTCATGATATTGCAGCTGTTGGGATATATCGGCGGCAGCAAGTACATTCTACGCCAACCCGACGGCACGAACACGGGGCTGGCGTTTATCGACGGCGAAGTCCTCACGCTGGCGGCGAAACCCATACCGTCGGCCAATATCAGGTATGTAAATGTAACAACCAAGAAAACCGACATTAAGGCAGACGGTGAGACATACACCGAAGCGCGTACATACCGCATTGCTGCACTTTCTTCCTCTGCCAGCGGTGAGTCCTACGAATACAGCAAGTTTGCTGTGCTGGAGAGCAACCAGACGCTCGGCGAGAAAATCAAGCAAATGCCGCAGACCGTGCTTAATTACCTGCAAGATATTCTGGCGGAGAAAATGCCGCTTTTGAGCAAGGAGGGGGTAACACAGTCACAGCTGGACGCACTGACCACGCCTTGCGTCGTGAGCTGCACCAAATCCGTTAAAGTGGGCGATAGTGCAAACTATGGTGTGGAAGTCCTGCCAACGGGTACGGCCAAGAGCGTGCGGCAAACCGTCTATCTGCCAGACGGCAGGAAATACACGCGCTACTACAACGGCAGCACATGGATAGGCGGCAGCGGCTGGAAACTGGAGGGCGAAAACTTGAACCTCGAATGTAAAATCGTGGCGGGAACGGTGTACATCAGGCACGGCAAACTGCCAGAGGGGTGCAAAATCATCATGCTGCGCAAAAAACGCCGTTCACGCTGGCGCAGTACTGGCGGCGGAAAGGCTTACACCAAGAACAGGGGCAAACGCATCAAGCGTGCTCCCAAGAGGCAGTATGTGCATTATAAAGGTGTGGTACTGAACACATCGACAGCAGGCGCATGGTATGTACCGAAATGTATTTCTGTGGCAAATACAAAGCTCGACCATGATATGCTGAACAAAGAACTGGGGGGACTGTGCCGTCCTTTTGTAGTGAAAAAGGCGGATGATGTAAGCGGTAACGAGGTGTACCGCATGACAGGTGTACGCAACGC